GCTTCCCCTCTTTTTAAAATTTAAATTATGAAAGGAGCATTAGGGTTATTAGCAATCTCAGGAGTTATCTGGGTATTCTGGATGACATGGGAACATCTCCGCAAGGACAGAGGAGATAAAAATCAAAAACAAAAAGATTAAAAAATGAAGACAATATTTAAGAAAATTAATTTTATTTTATTATTTGCATCAGTATTATTTTTTACAGCCTGTACAACTGTAGACTCTGGACATAAAGGAGTTGAAGTATCATGGGGTGGTGAAACTAATATGAATCAGGTTTATCCTGAGGGTATGAATTCAGGACTTCACTGGATTTGGGATCATATGGAAGAATATGATGTAAGAGATAAAACTGTAGTACAAAAGTTTGCTTTTAATGATAAGAATAGTATGTTAGTTCCTGTAGAATTTTCAGTGGACTATAATCTAGCCCCTGATAAAGTAAATATTATACATTCTAAAGTAGGTAAAGACCAATTAGAAGTAAAAATACATACTACATTATCTTCAGCAGCTAAACAAGTAATACCACAGTATTCAGCTTCTGAGCTTAATTTAACTAAGCGTGAAGAAGCAGAACAAAAAGTTCTTGCAATATTAAAAACAGAATATCCTGAATTTTATTGTGAGGCCAAAACTGTAAGAATTACTGATGTAGATATTCCAGGTGCTATTGCTGAAACAGCAGAAGCAAATGCCAAGCAGAATGAATTAAATAAATTAGCAGAAAGTAAAAAGACTGAAGCTGAAAATAATTACCACTCTGCAGAATGGAATGCTAAAACCAAGGCTATTTTATCACAACCTGCAATGTTAGAATTACAACGCGTTGAAAATGAAAGATTAATGTGGGAAGGATTTAAAGCTCATGGTAATTCTCCATTTGGTAATAACAATACTTTTGGTGTATCACCTACAGTAATTAAAGGACTTAAATAATTAGGGGAGGCAACTCCCTATTTTAAATCAAAACAATGAAACCAATAGAAAAAGTTCAAATTGCTAACTATATATTTTTTGGAATTTTAGGATTCCTAGGAGTATATTTTATGGCAGAGATTGCTGCATTCTTGCAGAATTTAGCTGTTGCTGTAGTTTCAGGTGCAGTAATTTTATTTATTGCTTATGACCATTTTGTTGGTAAGCAGAGGTTTAAAACTCTATTAGAATTCTTAATGGCTAAAGCTATTGGATGGATAGTAGAACTTGACCCAATTGCTATTGCTAAGTTAGCTTTACAAGACTTATATAACAAAAAGGAAAAAGTAAAAAGTGAAGGTATTGTAACTGTACGAAATATTCAGTCTAGTATTAAACAAACTTGTTTAAAAGAAGCAGGTAATTATGAAAAAGCTGAGCATGAGTATAATACTACTACAGACAAAACTGCAAAAGTACTAGCTAAGAAGAAAATGGATACAATAACCACTTTCTTAGAAAAATATAAAGCTCAATCAGATAAAGCTGCATTTTTTGAGAAAACTTTAACAGATATTTATAAGGCTTTAGGATTTTTGTATGACTACAAAAACATAGAGTTAGAATATGTTGAGAAGGATTTCTTATTAGCTAAATCTGTTACAGCTGTATTAAGAAAAGCTCTCGATATTATTAAGGGAGAAACTACAAATTCTGGATTGTATAATCAATCACTTGACTATATGCAGAATTTCATTGCAAATGCCAATGTTGAAGCTGATAGTATGATTGCAGATTGTAGTGAATTCTTGAAAAAGATTGAGCTTGGAGAAGTAATGGATGAAACTAAGTTAGTAGCTTTAGAAGCTAAAACAAACAATTTTTATAACCTGATTACTACTGAAGTAGAAAAATCAGAACAAACAATTAAAAAATGAAACCAAAAGGAGTAGCAATTCTTATTTTACTTGCAGTAGTATTATTTTTTGGCTATACAAAGTTTATCAAAAAAGATAATACTGAGCCAACCAAATCTGAAGTGTCTGTATCTGCTAAAGATACTACATTGTATGGATATAAACCACTTACTGATACAGTAGAAGTACTTGATGAAGTTCATGTACTTCCTGTAGAACAAGTGAAGAAACCTACTGTGAGGAAAGTAAGAAAAGAAAAAGCAGTGCATGCTCAAAGCACAAAAGTGGTTGAGGAAGAATCACAAAATCAAAATGTAAACAATGTAATTCCTAAATTCTGATGACATATTTAATGCCAGGTGCAGGAGGGCCCAAGGCTGGCTTAACTGATGAGCAAAGAAATGCTGAAGGAGATGGGAGAATTCCAACATTCAAAGAGTGTTGGAGTAATAATAAAAATCAAAAACAAAGCAAAATGAATGAAAGTAATTTAAAAAAACTGATTATTTTCCTTGCAGCTATTTTCTTATTTCAGCTTGCATTCTGTGAAAGATATGCAGGTATTGAAGTAGGAGGTAAGGGAATTAAAGTAGCAGTAATTGATGTTCTTGATGTTAATGAAGGTAAATTTTCTATCTTTAAAGACTGGACACGTAATACAGCTGTTACTAAAAACATTTCTGTAGATAAAAAACTTGCTAAGCAGGATATTACTGAAACTTCTATGGCTGTAAATGAAATTTATCAACAGCTTAAGAGTGATTTTGGAGTGCCTGATAGCAAATTATTTATTGTAGGAAGTAGTGGAGTTGCTATTGCTGTAAATAAGGAAGATTTAGAAACAGCAGTTGAAGCACTTACACATCATAATATGGAATTTATTACATCTGAGCAGGAAGGCAAACTTGTAACTAAGGGAGCTGTGCCTGTTAATAGATATGATAACTCACTAGTATGGGATATTGGGGGTGGTAATAGTAAAGGTGGCTATGTATTAAAAGATGGTGGATATTATTATTTTTATCCAATGGCTTTTGATTATGGTGGTGTAACTCTTACTGAAAAAATTACTAAACTATATAATCCTAAAGACTTTGCTGAATTTGCACGGGGATTAAATGAATTTGTAACAGATACATTACGACCTCAAGTAGTAAAGAGAATGTTTGATAATAAATCTGGAGCAAGAAGAAAGCAAAACTTCTATGCTATTGGTGGAGGAAGTTGGGCATTTGCTGCTACAATGTTTCCTACTAATAAGGATAATTACATGACATTTAAATATAGTGATGTTGTTGACTATCGTAATCATATATTAGTAGATTATGATAGTTGGATAGAACAGCAAAGTGCACTAAATCCTGATGGTGTGAATAGAGTATTAGATACTTATTCACGAGAAGCCTTACTTACTACTGCAACAATACTACAATGTACATTGGATGAAATGAATAATAAAGAAAATGTAAATTGTAACTTTGTAAGGAAAGGCTATGTAGCATGGATAATAGCATATGTAGTGGATTCGGTGAGGAAAGGCTAAATATAAAAGAACTAGTAGAACTGATTAATCCTAATTATTGGAATGAGGAAAACTATTTCCCACCAGATATAAAAACAAAAGGGTATTATGATGCTTCTACTGAGTCTTTTAGAGCTTATCCTGTTTATAAATGTTCTTTGATATAAGAGGGGAAACCCCTATGGTTCCTTAGCTCAGCTGGATAGAGCAACAGATTTCTAATCTGTGGGTCAGGTGTTCGAATCATCTAGGAATCACTAATTAAATTTTAAAAAATGGAAATTAAATTATGTATTTACATATTAGGTTTTATAATGGCATTCTTTATGGGAAGAAGAACCTGTATACAAGTAGATAAAGATTTACAACAATCTTGGGGTAATATATTATTAATGTTATTATTTGCACTTGTTTCTTGGGTAGCATTTGGTATGTTTTTAATATTATTTGTTATAGATTTTTTAGGACGTTCTAATTATACATTTCCTAAACCACCTAAATGGCTATGAAACCTAATGAATATTGTTTTCTTGATGTAGATACAATAAATAAGATTACATCTCCAGTTGGAGCTATTTCAGATTTATTGTTGAAAGATGTTTGGAAAACACTTGATATAGATTATTACCCACCACGAGTAGAACGTCTATATACTGATTATGCAGGATATAGAATCTATTTACACACAATACATAAGACAGATAAAGAATGCTTGTTTCATAAGCATAGATGGCCTTCAGTAATTAAATTACTAAAAGGAAGCTATGAAATGGGGCTTACTTATTCTGAAGATGAATTGGATACAAAAGAAGCTCATAAGCTACCTATTTTGTCTAAATTAATTCTAACTGATGGTAGTAGTTATGAAATGACTCAAACTGATGCTTTACATTATGTAAAACCAATTAGTAAAGTAAGTTATTCTGTAATGCTTACTAAATATTTATATCCTGAAGCTGAGTTTAGAAAAGAAGCTTTAAATATAGAACTTAAAGAGCTTACTAAAGAAAGAAAAACTGAATTACTAGCAATATTTAAATTGCTAATAGGATAATGGGTGACAACTTCTTTCACTTAAAGTTGTATTATGTTATTTAACATAAGGTTATAAGTGAAAACAAATCGGGAAAAGGGAGAAGGGTGAAAAGCTCTTCTCTGGATTTGGACACTATAGCTCAGTGGTGGAGCACCATACTTTTAATATGGGGGCCGCAGGTTCAAGTCCTGCTAGTGTCACTAAAAATTTAAAAATGACAGCATCAATATCTGTATTAATTTGGCTTATAGTAGGATTGTTTGGAGGAACAATAATACATAATAGAGAGCCTTTTCAAAAACTCTATAGTGCCTTTGTAGTATCTGCAATACTTGGGCCTATTACATTAATTGCAGGAATTCTTATAACCTTATTTCAAGATTAAAAAAAAACATGAAAAAATTATTTCTCTTATTGACCTTTTTTGCACTAACTTTTGTATCACAAGCTAATGTAGTGAGTGATGCTAAAAAAACTGCTGTTGGAGTAATAGACAGCACAACCAAAGTAATTAAAGATGTAGCTTATACTGTAGATACATCTAGTTTATCAAAACAAATTTATGGAGATGTTAAACAAGCATTAGTAGGTTTTGCTGCTGCTTTAAAAGTAGGAGTAGAACATGTTTATATTGTACTTGTAAAACAACAAGTAGTAAACGCTATTATATATTCAATTCCTGCATTGCTATCTATATTGTTTATTATATTAGCTTATGTTCAATGGGGGAAGATAGTAATGGAAAAAGATAATTATAATAGTTCTCAACCTAAGGAAGCAAGACCTGTTGTATTTACAGGAATATTTATATTCTTAACATTATTCTGTTTTATTATTGCAGCTACTCATTTTGATGTTATTGTAATGGGATTTGTAAATCCTGAATATGGTGCAATGACTGATATTATGAATTTTGTAAAAACTATTAAGAGATGAGAACTATTGTAATAGGAATCTTAATTTGTATTATATTCGGTATTGAAGCAGTTCTTACAGTTATTACTTGTGGTGTGTATGGGTTTCTAATGCTAGGTAGTGAAGAAGGTTTTTTTACAGAGCAGTTAATAAGAAAATTATGATATTCAAATACAAAGAAATTATTAATACTAAAGGGAAGGTCTTCTTACGAAGGCTTTCCTTTTACTTAAAAGAAGGAAGTATTAAAATTCATTTTATTACAGATGATGATACAGATGAACCTCATACTCATCCTTGGAATTATAAGTCTTTACTAATTATTCCTTACAGAGAAAAGCTTTTTATGAGAACTGGAGTGTTTGTAAAAAATCATAAACCTTTCAAAACTGTAAAAAGAAAAATGAAAATGAAACATAGAGTTGAATTATACAGAATTTTAGGAATAAAAATTCCAGCCTTAACTATAGGTGTGTATTCTGAAAAGAAACAATTATGTTCATTATGTGAGGAAGCAGGATATTGTAAACAAAAAGCTAAACTAGTACTATGAAAATATTAAAAATCTTAGGAACAACAGGAAAAGGACTTATTATACTTACTGTAATAGGATGTATAATGGTTGCACTTTATTTTGGAACACAATTAATATTTTTATATCCTAAAACTGTAGGAATTATATTATTAGTATGCCTAGTATTAGCAGTAGCTCATAAACTAGGAGATGCTTGGGAAAAAACAGATAAAAAATAAAAATTAAAAAAATGATAGAACTAAAAAATCAGGAGAATAAGAAGTTAGTTGAATATCAACTTGCTTTGGATGATCCAAATAAGAAAAAAGACATAGACTTTGGGAATAATTTATTCCCAAATAGCCAAAAAAGAGAGTTAGAAACTTTACGTGGTATTGAAATTGAAAAAAAGAATGTTCAAGCCACTCTTGTTACTCTCAAGGAAAAATACAAACATATCTTTACTGCTAATGAAATCAAAGAAGAATGTTTAGAATACAATCTAAGATTTATACAGGCAGGTAGATATGAAGGAGACTTTGATTATGAGTATATCAAGAAAATCAGAGAATTCTATGAACAAAATAACTTAGGAACTTCTGCAAATGATTTAAAATATAATTTCTATATTTTAACATCTACATTTAATACAGAAAATCCACTTATTTTCTATAAACATGATGAAAGAGGTGTTAATTATTTTGTAATGATTGATGGTGATAAGAATTATGTAAACTTATTAAATTGGGTACTAGGAATTAAATATTCTAATGAAGTTCCAAATGCAATTATTAATATGATGGTTGCAATGGTAATATTTAATTTAATAACTTGTGTGTTCTGCTTGCTTGGAGGAGTTAATTTTCCAATTGGAGGACATTTATTAACAGTGTTACTTACATTTGTAGCTTCATGGATAGTAATTCCAGCAAGTGGATTGAAAAATCATGAAGAAAATGAAAGAATTTTAGCTGACCAAAATCATATTTTAAATCAAAGACCTCGTTCATGAAAAAAATATTAATCTTAGCAAGTGTATTCTTATTTACATTAGGAGCAATACACTATATGCATAACAGTTTATTTTATACTTTTAATCCAACTGTTAAAACAGAAAAACAATCAACAAAAGTAACTCATAAAGAACTAATCTTGAAAAAATATACATTTGATCCTACAAAGTCATATGAAACTATTAAAAAAACAAGGTATCTTTATGAAGGAAATTATTTTTATGTAACCAAGAAACTAATAGATACTTTACCAGATGAGTTCCATAGCTATTCTAACGGTATGTAGTATTTATCTCTTAACTGTTTATTTATTAAACAAAGATGAGGATATTACAATTTCGTTCATGAAGTCATATCTTTTAGGGGATAAATATGACAGAAAAACTACAGCCTATATATTGGCTTTAATATTCCCAATTACATTAACACATTATTTAGTATTAAAAAACAAAAACAAAATGAATTTAAAAAAACTTATAATTGGCTCATTACTTGCTGTAATATTTTTTGTAGTAGGTACAGCTGTATGGGATCAAGTATCTCAAGTAATTGATTTTAGTAATAAAGAGGTAGCTCTTACTACTGAGTTTAAACAGTTAGAACAGGAAAGAATTACTTTCTATGATAAAGCATATGACCAGGTAGCTGGAACTTCTCAAATTGCGTTACGAAATGATAGTAGTTTCTATCATATTGTAGATATTGTAATGTTGGGACAGCCACAGAATCTAAGTGCTTTTATGGGAGCTATAAGATTAATAGATCCAAGTGCTAATTATACACAAGTAAGTAGTTTTTATCAACAATTACTTGAACTGGCAAATAATAACAGTGAAGGATTCTTTCAACAAGAAAAAGCTTTGCAGAGTGTAAATGCGCAGCATGAAAACTTATTAAAGCAATTTCCTGGAAGCTTATACAATACCTTTTTGAGACGAAATAGTTTTAAATACACACCTATCTTATCAACAGTAAGTAAACAAGTACAAAAAACTAATACTCATGAAGTTACCAGAATATTCAAATAAAGAATTAACTATCTTCGCCAAAAGAAGTTTAGGAATATTTTTACTTTGTAATTTATTTCCTATTTTGATAGGAGTAACTGTAGGAACTTCTCAACCAGATGAGACATTTTGGAGTGCATATTTAGCAGTATGGGTACTTCAGCTATGCATAGCATTAGCAGGAGGATTTCTTGTAATTATAGCATGGTGTCTTGGAGCTTGGGAATAAAAATACTGATAACAGAGAAAGTGAAATGTACTAGGTAAAATATACTGCACACACATCGTACGTACCTGTGCCTGATGTTTACTTTAACCTCACCTACTCTGTTATCACCATGGGGATGACGGGCAAGCTCTTTACAATATGTTAGAAAATTAAGTTGATGGTTGGTATACTACATCATAAAAATGGATACTGAAACAGTAAATGACAACAGTAAGTTGAACATGACTGGCATTGATGACCTCTTAGAGGGAATTGCAGATAATATTTCTGAAGAAGAAGTTGCTGCATATCAAGGCCTCGAGCTAGTAGAAGCTTAGGAACAGAAGACTACTAACCTGCTATTGGGTAAATAGCGCAGTTTTTTGTGTTTTCAACAAAATACAATGGTGGACTCTGAATTAGAAGCAATTCTGATCAGCCCTAATTTTGGCTATTTTCTTAAAATATGCCTAAGCTTATAAATAAATTTTCTAAATACCTGTAGAGAATACGAGGGTTCAACTCAAAGGGTTGACTTAGTGGCAACACTAATGTAAAAATAGGATGAATTGCTGGAAAGCTAAGGAAAAATCTATGCCAATCAGCAGCCAAGTACAAAATACATTTTGTAAAGGTTCAGAGACTACTGGAGAACTAAAGTGTTCTTAATAACCAGATTTAGCTTCCTACTCCCCTTGTGGGGATGATGATATAGTCCGATCTTACTTGAAAAAGTGAGGAGAAAAATAGTCTTTCATAAGCCAATTTTCTCATAGTTTGTTTATAATTATATTTTCCATTTCTTTTTGTTACAATATTATGATATTTTAAAATTGTATTAATCCTATGTAGTTTTTTAGGATGTATTGATTTTAAAATTTTACATAATTCATAACACATTTGATTGCTTGACACAGATAAAGCATAAGCTTTATTATGATTAGCTTTTTTAATTTCCTTAGAAGTTATATAAGCTTTAATACTATAATTTTCTAATAAAAATTTTTGAATAGATATTAAAATATCTTTTTCATTATTAGTAAAGTCTATTTTTATAGTCCTAAAAGTATCTTTCTTAGAGCTATATGACATAGTGATAGAGCCATCAGCATCAAAGAATCCAGAAATGTAATCTATATTCATGTTTAGTTATTTTGGAGATGTGGTAAATATAACACATTTCTTTGAAATTTCCAAATGAATTAACAAACTATAACAATTGCCCTCCATCTCCACAAAGTCTTTTCTGCTTGAAGTAAAACACTAATAAGAGGCTCGTTAAATATCCATGTAAGCTAAGCTTGAAGCCTAATTTGGTAATTATTAGACCTAATCTAAGTAGGTGTTGTTTTATGTAAAGATAAATATTATTTATCAAGACTATCTGCGTTTTTAAGTAGATATTGTAAATAAATTTAGTCCACTTAGAAATTGGACAGAAAAGATTTTTTATCTCAGTAGTATAATGGTTAGTATACTGGTCTCCAAAACCAGTGATATTGGTTCGAATCCAGTCTGGGGTGCTAAATAAAAAAAATAAAAATATGACAGCAGAAGAAGCAAAAAAGAAATCTCTTGAAAAAAATCAAGAAAGAGATGAAAGAATGTATAATACTTTAATATTCCAAATTCAAGCAGCTGCTAATAATGGAAAGTATAATACAAGTACTGAAGATCTTATTACTGACTCAGTAAAGAAAAGACTAACTGAATTAGGATATACTGTAGGTAGTAAACATATAAGTTGGTAGTATGAAACTTCTAATATTCCTACTCTTATTCCAAGAATCTGGAATAGGAATAATTAAAAAAGTAGAGAAATTAGACAATATAAATTGTCGTTTCTATTTTGAAGTTAAACTTCCAGGTCGCATTATATATCAACCTATTGATATGCCTTGTGATTGGATTACAAAAGACAGCATAGTAAGGTTTAGTCACTATGAATTTAAAAACATAAAAAACAAAAAATGAAATACGGAATAGAACTTGAATTCTTTGTAAAGAAAAGAAATATAGTACCAGCTATAGAAGGTACTTATAATGTTGATGGAAATCATATTATAGGTGAACTAAGAACTAAAGTGCATGATAGTATTACTGATTGTGTATTTGAGCTTAAAAAACTCTTATATCTGGAAGAAAAAGCACTAAGTAAGAAAGGATATACACTTTTATTAATTCCTGAGATTAAAGTAGATGATAAATTTCTAAAAGATTTTAGAGCAAGTAGAGGTTATTCTGAAAAGAAGAACCAATTAGAAACTTTTTCTATTTATGGAAAATCTACTGGAAAAATTTTAAGTGTAAAACAGTTTAAAGCTTCTCTTCAAATTAATATATCAAATACTGAAGAAGTATCATTTTACACTTATAGTAAAGAAGATAAAAAAGAAAAGTATACATATAAAACACGTAATACTTTGTTTGAGTTTCCTACTATTATTAGAAATTTGGATAAAATATTTTCTTCTGAGATAAAAAATTCAAAAAGAGTTCCAGGAGTTTATGCTATTAAGGATGGTGAATTTGGAAAAAGAATTGAATACAGAAGTCTACCAAATAATATTAACTTAGATAAACTTTTAACATTATGAAATATATTATCGTACCAATAGTTTTAATGGTTTGGTCAGTACTGGTGTATATTGCACAAACTCTTGCAGTATTAGTAAATTTTTTATACCAATTTGAAATAAAAAAAGAATGGTATAAATATAATCCTGATTGGCATTCAGAGCGTAATGAGTATAGAGAATATCCAACAGTATTTCACTGGTGTATTAAAATATTAAAAGAACTAAAAGATTAACATGGCAAAGGACACAACAGTAGTATTAGACTGTACTTGTACAGATGAACAACAAGACAGAATTTATGGAAAGAAAAGAAGATTACATAATTTAGGATTTTCTAAAGGTAAAGAGAATGGTAAAGCATATTGTACAGTATGTTCTGTACCTAATAGAGTGACTAGAATTAGTTTTAAACGTACTAATCCTATTACAGCTCCTGTAGGAACTTTTGATAAAGATCTTACTTTGTCAAGAAAACCTAAATCATATAATACTCCTAAAGGAAAAGTTGTAGTAGTAGAATTAAAAACAAAATGATAGTATATTTAATATCAGCATTGTTATACTTTGGAGACTTTTATCCTACAGTAGCTATCCTACCAGATAGAGTGGGAATTTATTACTATAATAGAAGTAGAAGTAAAAGAAGAAAAAGTAAGAATTCAAATGCAACATTTATTCCTCAGAAAAGCAAAGCTAAAAGGAATAGACATACAACAAGAGATAAAATTGGAGGTTAGTTTAATGTAGAACTAGAGGTTTTGGGCCTCTGTGTATTGGTTCGAGTCCAGTACCTCCAACTTTATTTGGAAAGAGGATATGTTGGAATTGGTGTACAAGAAGCTCTTAAAAAGCTTTAGGGTAGTAATACTCTTGCAGGTTCGACCCCTGCTATCCTCACTAAAATAATACATTTTAATTATAAATTTGGTAATCTCGAAAGATTTGCTTATTTTCGTGTCTTAAATAATTAAGATATGAAATACAAATTTACAAAAGAAGAATTAGAAAATACCATTAAAGAAAGTTTATCAATAGCAGATGTATGTAGAAAATTAAACATTAAACCTGTAGGAGGTAACTATCGAACTTTAAATTTTAAGATAAAGGAATTTAATATAGATACGTCACATTTTACTGGAAAAGCTTGGAATCAAGGAAGTAGATTTAGAAAATTTAAAAAAGATATTAAATTAGAAGATATTCTAGTAAAGGATAGTTTATTTATAAGTATAAATCATCTAAAAAAGAGATTATTACGAGAAGGATTATTAGAGTATAAATGTAAATGTTGTGGAATATGTGAATGGAATGATTCAGTAATTGTTCTAGAATTAGATCATATTAACGGTATTAGTAATGATCATACCTTTACTAATCTACAACTACTTTGTCCTAATTGTCATTCTCAGACAAGAAACTTTAGAGGAAGAAACAAGAAATACAAATAATTAATACGGTGTTAGTAGCTCAATTGGCTAGAGTGTAGGACTGTGGATCCTAAGACAGTAGGTTCAAATCCTCTCTAACACACAAAATTTATACAATGATTGATATAGAAAAATTAGAAAACTTACCTTATAGAGAATCTAATAAACATCATAAATGGAAACATAACTATAAAGATGATGAATGTCATAAAGTAGGAGATTATTATCCTTACACTATTGCTCAGAGAATTATTACTAAATATCTTGGAAGAACTTTTGAAGAGGCTTTTAGTCATTATTGTAGATTAGTTCCTAAGTATCAACAAAAATATTTTTTAAAAGAATTTGCTCCTGAATGGGGATATGCTAATTATTATATTGATGAGTTTGGTAAAATTCAGGAATATATGATAACTAAGCCAAAGAAATCTATCTGTATTAATAAGATTCCGAATCTTTATTTAGAAAAAGCTTATAGATATCCATGGTCTTGGGAAAGAACTACCTGGAAAATTATTCAAGCTTATCCTAACAGGTATGATAATAGTTATCCTGCTGGAGAGTATTGGCATAAACAGTATTTTATTCTAATTAAAGATAATGCTGAGTATTTTGAGTCTAAACAAGACAGAAGATTTAAAAGATATTATTCTGAGAAAAGAAGACAAAAAATACTAAACAGCAGGAGATCCAAGAAAATTCCTATTCTAACTGAATTAGAATTTAGAAGAATTCTTAGAGAAAAAGTATTAAGGGAAAAAGAAGAAACAAGGATTAAACTTGAAGCAAAAGGAATGAGGCCAGATGCTTTTACAAATCACATTTAGATGAAAGAGTATGATATACAATTAGTACATTCTATGATAAAAAATGAATGCACTATTGACAGAATTCAGTTTAAGGAAGAAGCTACTGATAAACACTTAATAGTAACTAATCCTAATTATGGATATTTAAGAGAAGAAAAAATTAAAGTTCACTTCAGAAATGAAACTGATGTAGCTTTACATATAGTATGGGGAAAAGATACATTATTTATCCCTTATTCTAATATCAAATGTTTAATAATGAAAGAAATTTAAAAATGATAACACTATCAACAATAATAATAAGTTTTACTGCTACAGGATGGTGGTATCTTATTAAAAATAAAAAAGCAGCAATATTTGACAGAGAACCTGATGTTCTATCTGTTAGTTTAATATTTACTACTGCGTATAGTCTATTTGCTTTAGTATTTGGATGTATAAAATATTTACCATGAGCTTCATTACAGTAAAAGATTCACAAGGTGAACTTAATATTAATACAGAGAATATTCTTTCTATAGAATACAATGGTTATTATTATGACTGTCATATTAATAATCCAAAGTATCATACTCCAGGTGGTACAGTAAGAATAGGAGAAAAAGCTACATATGTATTAAAATCTCCTAGGTTAAGAATTGAATTAAGTAATGGGGATAAAATTTTACTTTGCAAGGGAGCTGAAAATTATAGTGTAAGAAGTTATTTTGATGAACACAGAAAGAAAGTAGAAGATTTATACAAAAAGCTTCAAAAACTGATAATTAAAAAACCTATTTTAGAAATTGAAAAGTGGAAATTATGAAAAAGAGATTCAAGCATAAACAAACTGGAAAAGTAGCTGAAAAATTTGTTACTTCTCAATATTGTATTAATATGGATACTGAGAGAGAAGAAATACTTCCAGCTTGGGTAGTAGAGAATTCTTCAGATTGGGAAGAAATTAAAGATGAATATACTATATTATCTTTAATTGAAATTCTTAATAATAGTCAAAAAGGAGTTATTTTAATAGCTAAACAAGAAATAAAAGCCTACTTAAAAAATATTAAAGGTAATCCTGGATGGGGAATTCATTCAATTCGTAGAGAATCTGATGGTGAAGTATTTACTATTAATGACAATACTCAATATGGCATAATTACTAAATTTGAAACATCAGAAGAGTCTATAAAAAGAACTGGTAGCCCTTGGTTAGGAGGATTAGGAGTATGGTTTGAAGATGGACATACTAAAGTAACTATACAAGATGTTATTAAAGTAAAACCTAAAGAATATGAAATTACTGCTTTTAGAGGAAAAATAGATTCAAGTGTAATTTATTATTTAAATAAGAATAAATATATTAGTAATAATGGTGCTAATTCATTAGCCACATTAAAAGAAATGTTAAGAGCTGTTTCTAGTAATTTAGTAGAAATCTATAGTGTCAAAAGACTATCTGATGGAGTAGAGTTTAAGATTGGAGATAAAATAAAGTATCAAGCTTGTCCTCCACATAGTATTATACAAACACCTATTATTGATAGATTATTTATTTGTGAAAAAACAAATGATATTCTTATGAATGGTAAGATTTTACATATTAATTGTTGCTATAGTTTGAAAGATATTCAACATTATAAACAACCATTATTCACTACAGAAGATGGAGTTGATATTTATGAAGAAAATTTTACAGTTTATTCAGTAGGTAAACCTAATAGTTTAGCAGTTCCCTGGAATGTGGAAAAATGGGATAATTGTAAAGAATGTCATGTAAAAAATTCAACTACATATTTTTTCTTTTCAACAAAAGAAAAAGCTGAAGAATATATTATCAATAACAAACCTTGCTTGAGTTTAAAAGACTTAGAGAATTATGAAATACCTGCCAAGAATTGGAAAAAAATTATCAACTTAGTAAAAGAAAGATTAAAATTATGAGTAGAATTGGAAATGTAATTAGAAGATATTCAGAGAATAACACTATTCCTAAAGATGCTGAATTTATTACAGAGCAAATCTCTAAGATTAAGAGAAAAGAATTTAAACCACGAGTTGTATTCACTGTAATACAGAAAGTAGGTGGTTGTAAGAGAAAGAAAATTTGCACAGGATGATTATGAATTAAGAATTCATGCTAAACCTGGTTTTTTGATTAATGAAGTAGAAGATACTGCATGTCATGTACTCTTAATCAAATTAAAATGTCCAGATCATTTAGATGTAGATGTCCCATGTTATTTTACAATGTATATACCATCTGGTAGATACTATTATGCCTCTTTTGATGATACAGAACACGCTGTTATATCTGTTGGAGTAAGAAATTTACTTCTTAAGATTAGTAAAGACAGTGAGGACTTTTATATCATGAGGGAATAAAGATAATGAGTTTAGTGGTCTCTCCTATTGCGGAAAAAACACTGCATACCTGTAGCTTAGTGGCAAAGCCTATTTTTATGTAATCTCCCCACGCTTTATATTCTTACAAGAGTATGAAACGGGGGGATTATTACACCTTCCATGTTAGAGTATATTCAACGAAGAGGTAACTTTTCAAAAATATCAGAATACATCACAAGGTTACGTAATAGAGTGAGTTGGTTCGATTCCATCCAGGTATACAAAGGTTTCTTAGCTCAGTCTGGTTAGAGCAGGACACTCATAATGTCAAGGTCACAGGTTCAAATCCTGTAGGAACCACTAAATTGAATTTATGATTAAATTAAAGAGAACAAAAACAATTCATGTATTAATTCTAGGTAAATCTAGAAAATATTTAATGACACAGAACAATGGCAAGATACAAAAGAGACGAAGTAAGATACGGAGCTATAGTACATGCTAAGCTAAGTACACAAGATAGATTAGGATACATTACATCTGTTCCAATAAAGCCAGGAGAAATCTGGTTTAGGATAGATGGTACTCCTACTAGTTTAGATGATATAGACCAAATAGTTACCAAAGAATGGTATGAAGAAGAATTATTAAAAACTTTTCCTTTTCTTTCATGGACTCAAGAACATAAGAATAAAATTAAGAGTATGATAGAAAGAGAACCTTTTAGAACTCAACCAGTTCCAGTTAGAAAACAAGAAAAATCTGAATGGGTAGGAGTAGCTTATCCAGAAGGTTATGATTGGACAGGTGATTAAAACAAAAAATTATGATAGAAATAGTTATAGGAATGGCTACAATAGCACTTATCATAGCAATTTTAGCTGGCATAAGTAAATTTATGCCTGGAGATGATTTAGAAGAAAAAATGGGAGCAGCTTTTACTATGATTTTAATGATAGGACTAGGATTAGGTGTTTGTTATCTTCTTGGTGCTATAGTATTAGCTATATTTAAGCATTAATTCACGAAATAAAAAGTAATGTTATACAAATATGATGTTAAAGAATTACAATTCAAACCCATATCCTTAAAACAATACATATATTTTGTTATAGGACTGTTACTGCTGTTTAGTACATTATCATCAGGAATTACTACTAAAATAGTATATGAAAAGATTCCTGTGGTAATAAAAACAGACAAAATTCCATTCTCAGAAGATAACTTAAGAAGGGAAATTAATACACTACATTTGAAGTTTTCATCTGCAGTGTACAATCAAGCTATAATAGAGGGAGCTTCCAGAACTGGAGATAGGTGGAAAAATCCTATTTTCATTAATGGAAATAACTTTCTAGGATTAAAAAGAGCTTATGCAAGACCTTCTACAGCTATAAGCTGGGGAAAAGATGATTATTGTATTTATTCTGATTGGCAAGAATGCTTAAGAGATTATGCTTTATGGCAGGCTCAAAATCTTTCTAAAATTAATACAGAACAAGAATATATACAATTTTTAGACCAAATGGGATATTCAATAGATTCTAATTACACAAAACTAATTAAGAAAATAAAATGAGTAAGAAATCAAAAGCAATAAGTAAGCAAAAGAACTTACAGAAAAAAAGGGCTATTAAGGCTGCCAATAAAGCCAAATACGATGTCTGGAAAAGAAATGGTGAAAATACCAAATCTACCAGAGCAGTCAGAAAAAAGAGGACAATGAAATCTCCTAATAAGGGACGACATTTAATCTCACATTGTGGTAATCCTGCATGTACTAAGTGTTTTAACCACACAGACAAAGGTGTATATGCTATAACTAAAAACATATGATAGTAGGACTTATTCTCTATCTTGCATTCTGTTATGGAATACACTGGTTAGAAGAAAACTTCACAATAATTTATTTAATACTTACAAACAACTATGAGGAATTTATCACAGCTTAATGTAGCATACTTTCCAGATGGGCATCAACATTTAATTCTAAAAGAAGAAGATGGATTTAAAGATTTAGAAGAAATTTGTGTATCACTAAGATCTTTTGATGATTTATTTTTATTAGCCCAGTTGAAAGGAATATGTCCTAAATTAAGAAAATTAAGAATTAATTACTTATTAGCTGCTAGATGTGACAGACAGTTCAGTGAAGGAGAATTTGCTGATCTTTATTTAGTTGCAAGATTTATCAATTTATTAGAATTTGAGGAAGTAGAAATATTAAAACCTCATTCAAAGAAAAGTCTTGAACTAATAAATAAAAGTAAAGAAATTACTGTCACTGCAGATTTAGTACAACAATGTATTATTGACAATTCTTTACTTAATTATTCAATAATAGCTCCTGATAAAGGTGCTGGTGCTTGGATAGAAGAAGAATTAGGCAGTACTAATATAGTAAAATGTAATAAGACACGAGTAAAAGGACAAGTAGATACAATTGAAATACCATTAGAAGCTAAAATTGAAAAAGATTGTATAATTGTAGATGATCTCTGTGATGGAGGTGGTACATTTATAGAATGTTCTAAACAGCTTAAAATACGTGGTGCTCAAAGAGTTTATTTGTGTGTAACTCATGCAATATTTAGTAAAGGATTTAGTAAACTAGAACAAAATCTAGAAAAAATCTATTTTACTAATAGCTTTTTAGGTAAAGAAGATATATTCTTGAACTTTGGGGATGTAACTTTTGCAAGACAACAAAGATTTGTTAATGACAGATTAATTGAAGTAAAATTAAAATGAACAAATTAAAACAGACGTTTAAACTAAATCCTCTTTATGAGGCTGATGGCTATAAAGTAGGACATCATTCTATGTTAGCACCAAATGTTAGCAGAGAAGGTTGGAATTGGATTCCACGAAGTCTTAAAAATATGCATCCATCTATTAAAAAATTGATGAGTGCTGGTCAGCAGTTAACTTGGAGATATATCCATAGTGCATTTCAAGAGTTTTTCTTCAATAAACCTATTGAAGTAGCTGAGAAATTTGCTAAAGATATGTCAAAATATCTTATGATTGAATATAATGGAGATCATTTCAAACAATTACACAATTTAGGATATTTACCTGTAGATGTTAAATCACTTACTGAGGGTGTGTTTACACAACCAAATATACCTCATATGACAGGTATTAATACAGTAGATGGATATTCATGGCTTGGGTTATTTTTAGAAACTTTAGTAAGTAAGTTAGCATGGCAAATGCCCACAGCTGCTACTATTGGGGCTAAATTTAAAGAAAATGCAGTAGAATGGGTAACTAAAACAGATTCAAAAAATCTGTGGTTTGCTGATTTTATGTGTCATGATTTTCACTCAAGAGGAGGTAATCCTTATACTTCTATTGCAGTAGGATTAGGACATGCTATTTGTAATTCAGGAAGTGATACATTGAATGTAATTCCTGCATCAAGATATTATTATGATTTTGATGAAGAGGAAGTACCTATCTTCTCAGTAAATGCTTCGGAACATTCAGTAAGCTGTACTAATATTTTCTATTATGAAAGAAAACTTAAACAAGGATTGTTAGATGAAAGTATAAAAGAATACTATTCATTTGATGCTCCATGTGAAGGCTCTATAGAGAATCCTGATTATTTAACTATTGCAGAATGGTTAATGTTAAGAGATTGGCTAAAGAAATTCCCTAAAGGAATTTTATCTTATGTATGTGATACTATGAATACATGGAAATCCTGTACTCATATTATACCAAGGCTCAAGAAAGAAATCCTTGAAAGAGAAGGAAAATTAGTATTAAGACCTGATTCTGGTGATCCTGTAGATATTATTTGTGGATTTGAGGCAGTTGAGATGAGAAACAAATGGATAAGAATTTCAAATAATGATACAACTACACAAATAGAATCAAAAGGAGTAGCAGAACTACTTTGGGATATTTTTGGTGGTACTGTTAGTGATGAAGGATATAAAGTTCTTGATTCACATATTGGTGCTATCTATGGTGATAGTATTAATCTTGAGCGTCAAGTAGCTATGTATAGCAGACTTGCTGATAAAGGTTTTGCTGCTACTAATATTGTATTAGGAATAGGCTCTTACACTTATGTAATGTTAACTCGTGACAGTGCTGGATTTGCAGCTAAAGGTTGCTGGTTTGAAACATTTGTAGAAGGAGTAAGAGAAGAATATGATATTTATAAAGATCCTATTACAGATAATGGAACTAAGAAATCATTAAAAGGATTTCAGTTTATCTCCCTTGTAGATGGAGAGTATATCTGTGAATCAGGAGTTTCTGAGGAAAAATATAACTCAGAAGAAAATGAATTAAAAACTATCTACAGAAATGGAGAATTTTTCAATCAAACAACTTTAATCAAAATTAAACAACAAGTAAATGAAACTTACAAAAAACAACTCGTGGCATTATAAATTCTGGAAACTTAATTATGCAGGATGGTTTGGAAATGATGAACCAAATGAAAATTTCTGTGATTATTTCTGGGCATTAGTATGGGCAACCCTAATGTTACCTATTACTTGGATTGGGCTTATCTATAAAGGAATAAGTGGAGAAACAGGAGCATTTGGAAGAAATATTGTTAATACATTGATGGCTTATGCAGTTCTTTCACTTGCAGGAGTATTTATTGGTACTACTGTAAAACATGGATTCTGGGCAATTCTTGGGCCATTGTTAATTATATTAGCAGTATCAGTGGTAATATTATTAATCGTTTATTACTTTAAAGAAGTATTTCCACAGAGTTCAGTATCACGTAATTTATCTGAAACCTCAGATATTATAGGAGAAGGTTGGAAATCTTTTAAAGGTAAATATTGTCCTAAAATTGACTGGCAAGTAAAAGAATAGTATGACAATAGCTATAATTATATCCTATATACTTATAGGTTGTTTTATAGGAATGGTTATCTATAGAGTTGATGAGGTAAATAACAGTATAGATGAAGATCTATTTTGGTATTTCCTCATTGGCTCTGGATGGCCTGTAGTACTATTTACAGTATTTATGAAACAAGTAGTATATAATTGGATAATTAAAAAAATGATTAGATGAAGATAACAAAATTTGGAACAGACCCAGAATTTTTTCTCAAAGAAGGAGACAAATTCAAATCTTCTATTCCTATTGTAGGAATGGGAACAAAAGAAAAACCAATGCCAATGGATAAGGATGGCTTTGCATTTCTACATGACAATGTTGCTGTAGAATTCAATGTACCACCAGCTAGTGATTTGCAAGAATTCACCAATAATATCCGTTATGGTTTGAAATACCTGAAAAATATTATTCCAGACTCTTATGATATAGGAACAGAAGCATCTGCTCATTTTCCTTATGAAGAACTAGTAGATGTTAAAGCAACTGAATTTGGTTGTGAACCATCTTTTGATGCTTGGAGAAAAGGTGAGCAAATGGAAAGACCATCTCCTGATGGTACATTAAGAAGTTGTGGTGGGCATATACATCTTGAATTTGATTCAATAGATGGTAGAAATATGTTAGCTGTAGTTAAAGCTCTTGATTTACACTTAGCAGTTCCTAGTATTTTAATGGATACAGACTTATATAGAAGAGACCTTTATGGAAAAGCTGGAGATTACAGAGAAAAACTCAAACAAAACAGATTTGAGTATAGAGTTTTGAGTAATTTCTGGATTTTTGATGACACTCTTATTAAATGGGTATGGGATAACACTCTAAGAGCTGTAGAATTTGTAAAGGAACATGGGGAAATTGAAAATGGGAGTAACTTAGCAGAAATAATAATTAGTACTATTAACAATTCTGATTATTCCGCTGCTGCTTCTCTTATCAAAAAATATAACTTAGAATCTCTTCCAGTACCTGTTGCAACAGTCTACAAATGAAAAAATTACAAGCACTTAACACTATCTATATAATGGTAGGAATAACATCTGTAATATTGATACTCAAGGATTATAATGAAATACCAAAAGTAGTTAATTGGTTCGAATTTATAGTTCTTGAGTTTTGTATTCAAATGTTAGTAAAAAACTTTTTAAACGAATAAAATGGCATTAACAACACCATTAGAAGAAGTAAAAGACACCTTTTACATAAATCAAGAAGGAACTAAAACATTCAATAAGACAGCTTGTTGTATGTTTATACATGGATATCAACCAAAACAAAAATTAGAAGTGTATATTTATTTAACCAAGGCAGAAAGATTACATAGTGATGAAATCTGTACTAAATGGTTAAAAACACTTAAATCAATAGGATTTAATTTTGAATTCCTACTTAAAAATGATATCTTAGTAATTGGAATTAATAACCAAGATTATGAAACAGCATGGCAAACTTATTTATTATTCTGCTTAGTAAGATGGATTTTTTATAATCTTTATTCTGATCTTATACCTAAAACATTTGAGATAAGAGAAAAATATCCTAATGTAACTTGGTTTGAAGCTATGCAAATAGGTCATGGATTACCAAATAAAGAAGGAGTACCTTATTCAGGAGGTCGAAGTATGTATCAGGGAAATCCTTGTTATATGATTAAGTTAAAACCTATTAAAGAATTTCTTAAAAATAAGACATTCTCTAGTATAAATAAATACTTTTCAAGTGATTTTATACCAATGGATAAACCACCTGTGTTAGAAGATTTTCTAAATCAGGAAAAGCATATTAAAATAGCTGAAGAAAAAGCAAAAGAAATACTCGAAAAATTTAAAAAATTAACCAAAGAGGATCCTAATTATAAAGGAAAACATCTTTATGTTCTCACTGAATCTTATGGAAATCTTCCAGCAGGAAGTATACTTAGAGATACTTCTATAGCAGAACATAGAAGACTTGGAACTCTTTATATTAAAGAAGTATTATTTCCTTTAAATTTTAAAGGTCATAGCACTCCTGTTACAGAACCAAGAAATGGTTATAACTTTGAAGGTTTTCATGGGTATAGAAAGATTGAAGATAAATAAAAATCATTAATTGATTTATTTTATTGGAAAGACAGGATTTATAGATAGTTCTATATATTCTTCCTCATCTGTAGAGGAATGCCTCAGATATTTCTCAAATCATGATGAAATAGCTGTGGATACAGAAACTCAGGGAAAAGATTGCCATAGTAAGAAAATTATATGTCTTCAAATAGGAGATAATAAAAATCAGTTTGTAATTGATGTTAGAAGTATAGATATCTTGAACTTCAAGAATTTGTTAGAAACAAAAAAATGTATTCTACACAATTCCAAATTTGATTATAAATTTCTTAAAAAAGCAGGAATAGTACTTGAGAATATTTATGATACAATGCTCGCTGAATGTGTATTGTATTGTGGATATGAAAAATATGGATATGGATTAAAAGATCTAGCTCAGAGATATCTTCAGGTTGATTTGGATAAAACAACCAGAGGAGATTTTCATAAAGTTGGAGATATTCCATATACTGACAAACAAATAGAATACGCTGCATTAGATGTTACTTATCTTCATAAAATTAAAGAAATACAAGAAACTAAGGCTAAAGAGTTAGATCTCACTTATTGTGTAAATCTTGAAAATGAAGTTGTTAAGGCAATAGCTGATATAGAGTATAATGGAATGTATCTTAATAAAGACAAATGGATTCACAATACTACGCATTTTAGAGCTGAATTAGACACAATTACAAATCAATTGGATAAGATTGTAGAATCTGAATCAAAGCTGTCAAAATGGCACTCTAAAGGGCAACAGGGGAATTTATTTGGTTATACTGAAAGGGATATAAAAATTAATTATGCTTCTCCTTCTCAAATATACGAAGTATTAAAAGCACTAGGATTTGAAATTGATTCTACTAATGACAGAGAACTGTCTAAAATAGCTAAAAGACATCCATTTTGTGCTCTATTACAAGAATATAGAGAAAAAGCAAAAATTATTTCTACTTATGGTATAGGATTTTTAAGATCCATTAATACTACTACTAATAGAGTTCATACTTCATTTTGGCAAGTATTAAATACAGGGAGAGTAAGTAGTGGTAGTAAAGAAGATAATGCTCCTAATCTTCAAAATATTCCTGCATCTAACACATTTAGGAATTGTTTTGAGGCAAGAGAAGGTTATGCTTGGGTAAGTATTGATTACTCAGGACAAGAATTGAGACTAATGGCTGATGCCAGTAATGAAGAGGGATTCATTGATGTTTTAAATAGAGGTGAAGACTTACATTGTTATGCTGGTAGTATGATGTTTAAACGTACTATCACTAAAGCTGATAAGGAACTAAGAAATAAGGCTAAAACCATTAATTTTGGTAAACCTTATGGAATGGGGCCTCCAAAGCTTGCAGATACATTAGGAATCAGCCTTGAAGAAGCTAATGAGCTTTTTGAAATATACGCACATTCATTTCCTAAACTGAATGAATGGTTAAAGTATCAAGGTGTTTTTGCTAAAAAAAACAAATATTCTGTAACATTCTTTCCTTGTAAAAGAAGAAGATGGTATCCAGATATGGATATTGCCATCAACCTTAGAAAAACTGTGAAATATGGTGAAAAGGAAACTTGGAAACGCATACTTACTATAGAAGGACAAACTGAAAGAAATGGTGGTAATTCACCAATTCAGGGTAGTGGTGCTGATATATGTAAAGAAGCATTAATAGAAGTTAGGAATCTTATTAAAAGATATAACAAGAAGTGGAATGAAGATGTAGCATATTTAATATGCACTGTCCATGATGCTATTGATGTAGAAGTCAGAGAAGACTTAGCACAGGAATTTTCTAAGGAAATGGCTTCACTTATGATAGAAGTTGGAAATAAATATGTCTCTAAAGTTAAAATGGAGGTAGACACAACTATAACTAAGTGTTGGCAAAAGTAGGAATACAGCTGGAGTGAAAACTTACTACTTGGAACAGCTATTTTGCAATTTGCAAAAGAATTAAAATGAATATTGAAATTAAAAAAGAAACAAGAGGAATGCCCTATACTGATAAGTTCGGGAAAAAACAATTACAAATTCTTGAATACAGAGTTATACTTAAAGGTGGAAAGTTATTAAATGTAATTAATAAATCTGGATTTTCTGTAGAGAAAAACAGTGATTGTTTTGATTACTTCACCAAAAAATACAGCTAATATGGAATTAGAAAGAGCTGTAAGTATTATAATGGATGAAATGTATAGATGGATGCAGTTTAATATAAAAGAAAATAAAAAAGCTTTTATTGCTACTAATTTTGCATCTGTACTAATTCACCATTGTAAAATCTTAAAGAATACAGACGAATTTAAGCTATGGCATAGTTTTGGGTTTTTAAAACCTAAATTTTTGTCATTTGACTTTGATGATGAGTTTCAACTTAAATATGCTAGATGGTATAATAGTGGATCATTATATCCTAAGGATGGGAGTATTCAAAGGCTAAACGAAGAAATTAGTGATTATATTAGCTCAAAAAAGTATAGTCACTTTATAGAAAATTCCTATACTGTAGAAAAGAAAACATCAGTAGATCCTCAAGAATCAAAATTATTAATAGATACATCAAAATTAGAAGCATTTAGCTTCGCAACTTAAAAATGAATACAGAAAACGAAAATGTTGAGGTAGAAAATCAACAAAAAAATGATGGAGATAAAATCTCTAAAGAATTTGACAAAAATTTTAACAAGATGGTTGCACTCTTAGGAGGCCCTCAAAATCTCAAAAAACTAAGCTTACCTGGTGATAAGGTAGGTGAAGTAGTACAAGCCTTACTAAAAGAAAGATTAGAAGGTTATATTAAAGACTTTAAAGAAAAAGCTATAATATTACTGGATAAGAAAATTCAATTTGATAAAGAAGTAAAAGCAGCTGAAGAGCAACTTAAGAAAACAGTAAATGAGAAAAAGAAAGGATTTACTGAAGAAATGAAGAAGTTGTTTGCTATGGTAGGTAATATGGAAGAAGTAGTGAAATCATACAATGAGAATCTCAAAGGTATAGCTCCTACTTCTACTACAGAAAATACTACTGTAACTCCTGCTCCTAAAGAGTAGTACAATGATAGATAACTTTGAACAAATAGGTAAATTATTAACCTTTGATAATAATAATGAATTTTACTTTGTACAAGTCATACAAAGAAAAAAGGATCATAAAGAATCCAATAAAAGATTAGGCAGAAATAATAATGCCCGTTTGATTAAAGCTTACTATATTTATTCAAAAGAACAGTTGGAAGAATATAAAGAAGAAATGATAAAATTATCAGAAATATTCAATGCAAGAATAGGTATAAACCTCAATAAAAGGCACAATAGAAAAGTAGCCTTAGAGATGATGGAACAACTTGCTCATTGTATAAAATCTGAGAATTATTTTGTTTCAAGACTGTATAACTCATGCTGTGGAATGGTTCATTCAAAAGATAAATTATGGATATTAGATGTGGATGGTGAAATCCCCCTTACTTTGGATTATATGATAAATAGTATCCAACCTATGGGAGATAAAATAGTAGCTAAAATACCAACTAGAAATGGTATTCACTACATCACCAAACCCTTTAATAGTATGGAATTTAAGAAGCATTTTCCACAAATTGAAATACATAAAAATAATCCAACAGTATTATACATTCCCTAATAAAATGAATCTAAAAAAACAATGGGCTAGATCTGGTAATGACTTTAAAATTGCAGATACAGTCGATATAATTGAAAAACTCCCAATAGGAGTGTACAAAGTAGTAAAAGATCCATTTGGAAATATTTACTTAACTAAGTCAGGAGATAATTTTAACTTTTCACACAAGATTTATGGTTGCGAAACTAAATTTATCAATCGTGTTGTAACTTCTTATAAAAATACCAAAGGTAATATGGGAATATTACTAAATGGTGTAAAAGGAACAGGTAAAACTGTAACTGCTGAGCTTATTGCAAATGAGATACAGCTTCCTGTTTTGATAGTAAGTGAGTTTAATGCACAACTTCCTAACTTTATTAATAATATTCAGCAAGATATTATTGTATTCTTTGATGAATTTGAGAAGATATACACTGATTATAATGCTAATGTTCTTACTATAATGGATGGTGTATTAAACAATGACTTTAGAAAGATGTTTCTTCTAACAACAAATGATTTGTATATAAATGCTAATCTTTTGCAAAGACCTGGAAGAATCAGATATATAAAGACATTTACACAACTTCCTGTTGAGACTATTCAAGAAATAGTTAAAGATAAACTTATTCATACTAAGTGGAATGATTCTATAATTAAATTTATCTCTGAGCTTGAAACAATTACAATAGATATTGTTAAAGCTATAGTTGATGAAGTAAATATTCATGATGAAGATCCTATTAATTTCAAAGACGTATTTAATGTTAAGAAATTAGAGGCTCATTGGAATGTTTATGAAGTAATCAAGGAAAAAGATAAAGATCCTGTAGAAAAATTAGTTTATGCTAAAGCTGATATTTTTCCTAAAAAGATTACCTCAAGAGAAGCGAATGTAAATGCTACTTTTAAAGTAAATGGAAAAGCTATAGGATATATAGAAAGTATTTTAAATGACGAGATATTTTCTGTAACTAATTTCAAAGACGATGAAGAAGACAGAGTATTCAGAGTAGAGCCTATTATAGGAACTCACCATTTGTTTACTAACTATGTTTTCTAGTATGAAAAAGCATTTATTAACAACTTTCCTTACTTTATTAGTATTTGGAGGGTTGTATTTTATTACTACATTATCATTAAGAACATTACTTTATCTAATTTTTGGAACTCTAGCAGCTCTATCTATGATAACTATATATTTAATGATATATTTTTTAATCACATCTAAATTAATTAAAACAAAATGACAATTAGTAGAACACAAGCTGCTACTTTGATTACAGAATCAAATGGCAAAATTTTCACTGCAACTGTTACCAAAAAAGATGGTAAATCAAGAAAAATGAATTGCAGATTGCATGTAAAGAAAGGTGTAAAAGGTAAAACTAAAACACCTAATATTGGTTTATTGGGTATGGTAAAAGTATATGATATGCAAGAAAAAGGCTATCGTACATTAAACTTACCTAATGTTACTGAATTAAGAATTAATAAATCTTCTTATACAGTAAGATAATATGAGCCATGAAGCTTTTCCAGTTCAATGGTTTGAAGAAAGAGAAGCTAAAGAAAGGTCAAAGCAAGATAATAGCAGAGTAGTAGCCCCTTTAAAGGTTACTACTTTAGCTATTACAAATAGAGAAGCTCTGGATCCTGGATACAAGCTTTATCTTACAAATAGGGGTCATAAAGATTTAATACAATTCTATGAACAAGCTGCTGACTATAATCATCAGATAAAAAATTCAAGAAGTACTGAACATAAAAGATCATCTCAATATAATTATAATGAAGCTCTCAAAAAGATTTTTCAATATGAGGTTAAGCATGAATTATTAGATATTAGAGATGAATATGTGTTTGGACAAGGTCTTTCATTACCCTTCTAAATCATGTTAAATATTAGGAAATAACAATTAAAAATATTAATTTTACAAAATGGCAAGACAATCACAATACTCAACACTTCAGTATGATTTTACCAGTAATGGTACAAATATTTCAGCTAAAGAAGATAGAAACAACTGCGGTGTAGCATTGATAGGAGGCTTGAATGTTAATAATATTAGAGATTTTAAAAAATGCTTAAATCAGCTAAAAAGACATATAAATCTTGTTAGATTTGAGAATAATACAAATCATCTACATTCAAGAAAAATATTAATAGGTACTATTAATACTTGGCAAAAGACTACTTATGGTACTAAATTAAAATCATTAGGATTTAGAATTGGACAACAATTTACAAATCTAAATTCAACAAATAAATGTTATGTTGTTACAGCTAACATAGATAAATTGAAAATATGAAAAGATAGAAAGAATTGATTTTAAAAGTAATAAAAACCTATATTCTTGATAAATTTACAATAACAGCAGATCAACTATTATTAATAGAATTAGTTACTACTAAAGATTATATTGGATTAGATAGTTTAATTGACACATTAAAAGGTCAATATGATGTTCTAATGCAAAATCTTTATAGACGTAATTTTATAGATTTTAAAGAAATAGAGAATCCTGTTAATTATAAAAAAGTTGAGAATATATTTATTACAACAAAAGGAGAAGAAGTAATAGCTCACATAAAAGATGTATTAGAAGGACTAACTAAAAATCAGCAGATCCCTATAGTTAGTGTTGAAGCCAATTTTGATGAATTTTGGACATTATTTCCTTCATCTGATAAATGGGGAAATTTTTCGGCTACAAGAAGCTTGAAGTCGGATAAGGAAAATTGTAGAAAAAAATACAAGAAACTTATCAATGAAGAAGGATATAAACATGAGGATATTATAAAGGCCCTATCATATCAGATTGCCCTTTTTAAGAAAAACTCTACAGTTATAGACAATAAGATGAAATTTTTCCAAAATTCTCTTACATGGATAAATCAACGAACCTTTATACAATATCTTGAGATACTAAGTGATGACGAAAATACTATTCAAGATGGAGCATGGAATCAGGAGACTCTTTAATTCAACAGCGTATACACGCTATAAAAGAAAATAAAAGACTCAGAGATGAAGGAAAGTATCCTATTATTCCATTCTATGAATCATTTCCTAAACTTAGTACAGTAATACCTGGAATAATTAAAGGTATTAATATTACAGTTACGGCAAATAGTGGTGTTGGAAAAACCCTATTTACTAAAAATTTATTTTTCCTGACTCCTCTTAGATTCGTGAGAAATCATCCTGAGAGTGGAATAAAATTAAAAATAATATACTTTCTATTAGAGGAATCTAAAGAAGAGTTTATTGATAGTTTAATTTGTTGGATGCTTAATGAGAAATATAATATCTCTATAAGTTCATTAGATCTGAAAAGTTACTATGAAAATCCAATAGATGAAAAACTAATTAGTAAAATTGAAGATTGCAAATCAGAATTAGAGATTTTGATGCAGGATGTGGAACTAATAGATAGTGTACACAATCCTACAGGTCTTTATAAGTGGTGTAGAAATTATTCAGAAAAATTAGGTACACACATCTGGGAAGAAAGAGAATTTCAATCTAGTGATTCACTAGGAAAATCCTCTACTAAAGAAAAAGTTTATAAGGGATACAAACCTAATGATGATACATTTGTCATAGTTATTGTAGACCATATTAGCTTACTTTCTGAAGAATCAGGTGGTAGTAAACATAATTCTATGAGTAAATGGAGTATGGATTATGCACGTCTTCAAATTACTAAACATTGGAAGTGGACTGTTGTAAATGTGCAACAACAAGCTTCTGATAGTGAAAAAATGCAATATACTCTTTCAGGTGATACTATAGAAAGTAAAGTGGAACCAAGCTTAGATGGTCTTGGAGACAACAAAATTGTCCAAAGGGATTCATTTATTATACTTGGCGTGTTTGCACCATATAGATATGGAATTAAACAACATTTAGGATACGATATTACAAGATTAAAAGACAATTATAGGTCTATTACAATTCTTAAGAATCGCTTAGGTAAAAGCAATGTAAAAGTTCCAATGTATTTTGATGGTACAACAATGCACTTTGAGGAGATGCCTGTCCTCAAGTCAAAAGGTGAGTATGATGATTTTTTATTGAAGAAAGGCGTAGTTTAATTGAGATAATGTTCTTTGAAAACAAGGGAGTAGCTTATGAAATAATCCAGAAAAAGATTATTGAAAATAAGATACCATGTATGCGTGAGGTGTATTATGATAGGAAGAAGAAATGTCTAACAAAAGGTAAAATAGTAGGAGTATCATTAACAGAAGGAGGTCTAAGAGGAGTAGCTAATAAAACAGGACGCTATTGCTATACAGGAGCTACTAATATTGCTGATGCTTATACTAAACCCAGAAACAAAAATATCATAGTAGAGATGTTTATTCCTAATTCTAAGCCAACTAAGGAGGAAGCTCTTTGGATAGACAAGGCTTATAGATTAGTGAATATGTAATTGAATATATTTCTTAACGAAATAAATTGGCTAACTTAATAGCAGTTGTAGCAAAAGCAGGTAGTGGTAAATCTACCTCTATTTTCCCAAATGAGGAAATAGGAATTAAGGGATTAGATCCCAAAGAAACAGTAATTATAAATGTTAGTAGCAAACCTCTTCCAGTAAAAGGTGCTAATAAACTCTATCCTATAGGAAAAATTTCTGAAGGAGGAAGACAAATAATGACTTCAGATCCAGTAGTAATATGTGCTGCATTGCAGCAAATCAGTGATAAATATCCTGATATAAAGAATGTTATTGTGGATGATGCAGGTTATTTACAAAGTTTTCTATTCATGGCTAAGGTCAAAGAAAAAGGATACGAAAAGTTTAATGAAATAGCAGAAGCAGCTTTTAAACCAATTAAAGTTGCATCAACCTTAAGATCAGATTTAAATGTGGTATTTACTTATCACGATGAAGCTGAAGCTGATGGAGCAAGAAAAATTAGAACAGCAGGCAAAATGATTGACCAATATATTACATTGGAAGGATTATTTACAGTTGTTTTATTTGGACGTACTGAAACTAATGTTTTAAGTAAAAAAACAAGATATTTTTTCACTACAAATACAGATGGAAACAATACTGCCAAATCACCAATAGGTATGTTTACAGAAATGGAAATACCAAATGATTTAGGATATGTAGTAGAAAGAGTTAATAGTTATTATAACGGATAAAAAACAAAAAATGAGTAGAGGAAAAGCGGGAAACTTAAAGTTCCTTGAAGAAAAATATTTAAATAAAGAAGCTACCGTAGTTCTGGATGTACAGGGTTATGGAGATATGTACTTAGGATGCATGGGAAGAATTATGAATATAAGTTATGGAGGTGAGCGTAGTCTATTAAGAATGCGTGTTACTGGTTCCAATAACAATAATCCTAATGCAGTTCCTGGAACAGAAATTGTAGTATTTTGTATGGAAATTGACTTAACAGTTAATCCAGAACAAAAAGTAAGAAGCCTTGAAAAGAGAAAAAAAGTAATTGAGGATATAGATAGATATGGAAATGAATACATAATTGAGCTATATAAAGATGGCGAAGATGTAATTTATTTATCTTCAGCTTTGAGAACTCTTATAGGCATTACTGATAAGGATAAGGTTGGTTTTGCTATTGATAGAAAAGCTAAGAAATATTACATCTTTAAAGAAGATGATGATACTATTGGTCATGCTATTAAAGAAGGCAAAGTTAAAAATAATGTAGAATGGAGAAATCTGTATAATACATTTAATCCTGAAACCCAAAATCCAGACAAAGGTAAGCTTAAATTTCATATAAGTCATTATTTAGAGAAAAATACAGACTTTCCAGAGTATGTGTTCTTTTTAATAAATGAGCCTTGGTATGAAAAAAAGGTGGAAAAGCCAGTTTTAAGAAAAGTAGTTGATAAAGGTAAATCTAAGAAGGAAGTAGATCCTTCAACAGTAGTAGGAAGTCCTGAGTGGTTACAAGCTCAAATGGAGGCCAGAGAAAATAGAGGCTTCAGAACAGGAACAGACGTGACCTTTACTACACCAACAACATTTACTACTACCCGACTAATAAATGAGGCTAGAATAGAAGATATTCCATCTGAAGAACCAGCAATCAGGTTTTAATTTGAATTTAAAGAATAATTTAGAGAAATATGTTTAGTACAAGTGCGTACACAGGCAATAACAAAGTAAGCCCAAAATTTTATGTGGGCTGGAACAGAGCAAAAGTTGAATCAATTGAAGTAAAAACAGCAAGTACAGGTAGAAAACAACTCCTTTTTAAGGTGTATGGAGAGCCAGTAAAAGCTGAAGGCTTTAAGCCTTTTGAAAAAGTAAAAGGAAGTGGTAACTTTTATCATGGTCAATGTGGTATAGTTGCAAGTTCTTATTTCCTTCCAGAAGATAAGGTAGAAGTAGGCAAAATAATGAATAAAATAATTAACCCATTAGCTAATGCTTTTGGTGTTAAACAGCAAGTAGATGAGGCTACAAAGAATGTAGAAACTTTAGAGCAGTTTGTAACTGCTTTCTCAGCTGTAGTTACTAATGCTGAACTTCCTTATATATGGATGAACTTCAATGGTGAAGAGTATGAAAAACCAGGTAGTGAATTTCCTGGCTATAAATTGTCATTCAAAGTTGTAACAAGCGATGAAGCAGTTAAAGAAAAAATTCCAGCAGGTACAATGAAACATCTTCCAAAAAAAGAAGTTGAAAGTACCAGTGAAGTATTCTAAGAAATTAGAATAAATCGAATATAACAAGAGGGGCGCAATTCCCCTCTTTTTATTTAACAAAATGTATTCAACAAGTGAATATGATTTACCACTTCATAAGCGTATCTTAGGAGCAATAGACAGTTACAGAATTTTTCAGTTTTATTTTCCTTTTGAGGAGAAAAAATTATATTTAAGTCCATTTAGAAAAGATAAAAAACCAAGCTTTTCAATAGGGTTTAATAAAAAAACCAATGATTGGTACTATTATGATTTTGGAGCTGATGATGGTGGAGATTGTTTTAAATTTGTAAGTAGTTTATTTGGTTTAAACTATAATGATAGTTGTACTAAAATTTGTAATGATTTTAACATAGATCTTACAGAAAAGAAAACTATTATTTTAGGAGAGACTATTAAGCTTCCAAAAATAAGTACAAGAAAACCTATAGAAATAAGATTTAGAAGTAAAAATTTTACTAAAGATGAATTAGAATATTGGCAACAATATGGAATTTCTGAGAAAGATTTAGTAGAAAATGAAATCTATTCTATTAGCCAATTATGGATTGGAGAAGAAGGCAGTTTAAAAACTTTTCCACTTAGAAAAGAATTAAAATTTGCCTACAGATTTTTATTAGATGGTATTATAGATAAGAAAAAGATCTATACTCCCTTGAATAAGGAATTTACATGGATTGGTAATATAAGTCAAAAACATATTGAAGGGCTATATAAGATTCAAAATCCAAAATCTAAAAATCTAATAATAACTAAAAGCAGAAAAGATAGAATTGTTTTATCTAAGATTCATTCAGATGTTATTAATACACAAAATGAAGCAGAATCTGCTATTTTAATTAAATATGATAGTGTTTTTAAAGAAAAATATGAAAACATTTTCCTATTTTGGGATAGTGATGAAACAGGAAAATCTGCAAATAAAAAACTTAATCATAGAGGATACAAATGGATAAATATTCCAAATAAAATTTATGAAGAAACAGGATGTAAAGATCCTGCTGATGTAATAGCTTATTTTGGAGTAGAAGAAGGATACAAAATACTAAAAGAAGAAATAAACAAAAAGATAAAATGAGTAAACATTTAGTATCAGTGTATGGTACATTAAGAAAAGGGTATGGAAATAACAGATTGTTAACAAGTAGCCCATTAATTACAACTGGTAAAACAGCTGATAAAATGGTAATGCATGCAGCTGGAATTCCATATGTTTCAAGAACACAAGAAGTAAGTAAAATTACAGTTGAAGTTTATGAAGTAGATGATGTTACTCTTAGTAGATTGGATGGTCTTGAAGGGCATCCAAGATTCTATAAAAGAGAACTTACTAAAATAGATGGAGATGATGGTGTGACAAGAGAAGCTTGGTTATATTATTGTAATGGACACGGAACAGTAGTAGAATCAGGAGACTATTCAGATTACAGAAAAAAATATTAATATGAGTGTATTAAAATCAGCATTAGAAAAAGGATTCAAACTCCCTGAAATAAAAACTGGTTTATTTTACTCAGTATTAAGAACTTGGTTAATTGCTGATAAAGGAGTTAATTTGAGTGTATTTGAATCTAGAATAACACCAGGAATGTATTGGTATACTTTAAGTAACAAGGAAGGTAGTAAAACATTTAATTCAAATCCTGTGTATTGTAGAAGAGTAGATGCTCTAAACAGTGCAACTGATAAAGCAGTAGAAGAATTTATATGAACTACAAAGAAAAATTAGAACCTTATATAGAAAAGAAATGGCTTGAAAAAATAGCTCCATTTCTAGAACTAGATGAAGGTCAAAAAATTTTATCTTATTTAACTAAAAGAAAAGCAGAAAAAAGAATACTTCCAAATCAAGTAGATATGTTTAATGCATTTAAATATACTCCTTGGGATGATGTAAGAGTAGTAATATTAGGACAATCTCCATATTATCATATAGTTAATGGTAAACCTGAAGGTCATGGATTAGCTTTTTCATACCAAAAGGGTGAAAATGATTTACATGTACCTGAAAGTTTAAAAGTTATAAGAAATGAACTTGAAAATGATGTTTTTAATGGTGAATTAATTAATATGGATACTGATTTAACAAGATGGGCCAAACAAGGTGTATTATTGTTAAATTCAGCACTTACTACAGAAGAATGGAATGCTGATGCACATTTAGATCTGTGGAGACCTTTTACATCATTTATTATTAGAGAATTAAGCTTATATCATACAGGAATAATTTATTGTTTATGGGGAAAACATGCTAAATCTTATAAGCATTTAATTAATTCTCATACTAATTTTATTCTTGAAGCAGGACATCCTGCTACTGAATTATATAATGCAAGAGGATCTTATTATGGATGTAAACACTTTTCAAAAGTAAATGAGATATTATTAGCCAATAATAATTATACTATAGCATGGTAACACTTACAAAAACAGCAGGAACACATTTAACAGAAAGTGTTGTACCTTTTTTTGCAGAAATTTTAACAGAAATAAATAAAATAACAGGTAAAAAGCTAACAGCTACAATTAATCCCTTTACAGCTGAAGATGGTGGCACTAGCACATTAGCTAAATTTGGTAATGGTGAAACTTATATCAACTCAATAGTTAGTCTTTTTATAGATACAGAAGATAATAAAACTAGAGAGTTTGGTAGATTTACACTTAGTTGCTTTCCCAATTGTTGTGGAAAAGGTATAATTACAGCAGCTTATGGAAATTTTGGTACATCTAGTTTTTATCATAATGCTGAATCTATTTCTTACATAATAACATTATATTGTGCATTATTCTTAGCAATTAAGAGTGGTTATACTGGTTTAATAGCAGTAGATACTACTAATAGTAATAATCTTGATGCTTATGAAAAAGCACAATTTAAAGAATTAGAAAGAACCTATAGAAAAGGTGCAATGGGATATGAAGGTACTTATAAGTTAATTACTTTCTCCAGAAATTTATACAAAGTAGGTAGAGATTCTCTATTTACAGAATTAAAGAAACATTTAAATATTAAAAAAGAAAATGAGCAACCCAGTAATAATATTCTCGTCAACGCATGAGAGTTATGACTATGTAAAGAATCAATTTAAATCATCTAGAAAAGGATGTATAAGATTTGGTTCGTGTACTCCTTATAAATGTGATTTTGAAATTAATCCTATAAAGGCAATAGAAACCTGTGTAGATAAAAAATTGACAAAAGAAGCATTTGATAAAGCAGGTGTACAGCATTCAGAATGGAGATGGAGTGATAATCCTGAGAAACTTACTACTATGGTAGCAGAAATGGATTTTCCTATCATAGCTAAAAGAAGAACATCTTCACAATCATTAGGAGTTTATAAACTTGATGATTTTAATGCCTTTGAAAAGTTTATTGAAGAGCATAATTGTGAAGCCTATATATTTGAAGAATATTTAGGTTATGCAAAAGAAGTAAGAATTTATATATCTAAAGACTTTGGTTATATTGCAGGATTAAGAAAGATGCGTGTAAGAGCTAAAGATGATGGAGATTGGAAACCAAATGATAAAAATTCTATTTGGATCCATGAAGTACATATAGATAATTACAGAAAGAAAAATGAAGCTTTTGAGCATCCAGATAATTGGTTAGATATTATAGAAGATTGTCAGAAAGCTATTAAGGTTATAGGTATGGATATTTGTTGCTTTGATATTAAATTACAAGGCAATACAAATGCTTATGACAAACACAGAAAAAATCCTAAATGGGCTTTATTAGAAGCTAACTCAGCTGGATGGATGAGTGGTTATTTAAAACAAAAATACTTGGAAATACTTCCAAAAATAATAGCATTAAAAGAAAAAAATTAAAATATGTGCGGATTAGTAGGTTATAATGGTGTGTCAGCACCTGATCCTGACAAATTAAAAATTTTATGGATGTACAATCTCGGAAGAGGTGATGATAGTTGTGGTATTTACTGGGATGGTTTATTAAAAAAAGGGGTAGGAGCTAAGGCTAATGTTTTCAATTTTATTGAAGCAACTTCACTTAAACCAATCAAAAAATATTTTACTGTAATAGGTCATACAAGAAAGTCTACAGTAGGAAGTCATACTGAAGATAATGCTCACCCATTTGGATTTTATACAGAAGAAAATCATAAAGAAGGAAAAAAAGTAGGATTAAAAAATGTAGTTCCATATGCTGTAGGTGCACATAATGGTATTATCAGAAACAGAGAAGAATTAAGAACTAAATATGGCAGTAAGTATAAATATAATGTTGACAGTATTGAGCTTTTAAATATCTTAGTAGATAGTAGAGCAACTGAAACTAATATAAATGTACTTAATGATTATGAAGGTTATGCGGCTCTTTTATGGAGTTTTACTGATGAGAATAAACTGTATGTATTTAGAGGTAAATCTAGTATAGGTGAAGACTCTACTGGTGAAAGACCTTTATTTTATTGGAAAAAAAGAGGAGAAAAAGCAGTTTATATTTCATCTATTAAAGAATCATTAATGGCAATTTGTGATGATGATGATAAAGAAGGTTGTATAAAAGCTTTTGAACCTAATAAAATCCATATTATAAGTGATGGACAAATTTCAACATTAAAGAAACAATTTAATCGAGAGAGCAAGGGAACTACTACGAGCAGTTCCAGTAGTGGGAGTTCTACAACTTCTAGCGGCAGTAACAGGAGAAGAGCTAGTGAAGTCTTCATCGGATACCCAGAAAAGTTGGTTAAAAAGGCTGATCAAATCACCCGTAGAGACAATAATGGGGATTTTCTAATTGAAGATGAGCCATTCTTTAATCCTTTTGGTAATGATAGAGTAGTGTTTGTTAAAGGTAGATATCATAAAAATGGACATATACTTGGTCAGAAACTAAAAGAAGGTGTTAGTTATTTATTAGATGAGAATGGAAATGCTCCTTCAAGTAAAAATTATTCTGGTACAGGTAAAGTGTATCATTTCTGGAATGGCTGGTTATTAAATTCTGAAGAAGATTTAAAAGATATTTGTAAATTATATTCTGAAGGTAAATTAGATGGAAAAATAGGAACTAAACATTCTTGGAATTTTGATCCTGCTACTAAAAGAAAATTCAGTGCTAGAACCTTATTATTTGACAACCTAAGAGAAGGTGGTTATAATACTATTGGAGGAAGTGTTGATGCTTATATTACAGGTAAATTTACTCCTTTATTTAATCAGGGTAAAGTTTATGAATTCTCTACTGGTTTCTTTAAGAAATGTACTTATACTAAACCATCACAGAATACTCTAGAACTTACAGATAATACAGAAGACGAAGAAGAAAATGCAGAAGTAATGCATAGTGCTATTACTGATTCTGATGTAGATATGTTAAATGTTTATATAGCTGCAATGAATACAGTAAATGAAGCTTCTGAAGCATTAGCTGATAAGGATTTTAGTAAAGATCCTGAAACTAGTGAAATTCTTCCAGTTACAGAAAGTTTAAGAAAAAAATTAGTAAAATGGCTTGATGAAGCCTGGTTATATCTAGATGAGCACATTACAAAAGAAGAGCAAAAAAGCCAAAATCCAGTTAACTCCGAAACGGCAATTGTCTTCTAAAAAAAAGAAAGGTATGGAAATTACTCAGGAAAAACAGGTAAAAACAGTTGAAGGAAAAGTTGTACCAAGAAGTAAATGTATCTATTATAAGAATCATAAAGAATATCATGAAAAAGGCGTAACCTGTTTCTGGATAGGGTATTCTGATGATGCTTCTGATGGAGAATGGTATAGATTATCAAGTGGTAAGATTGGTTTAAATTTTACTACAGGTAAATATGAATTAATAGAAGAATTACAACAAAATAAAGATCTTATAGAAGGATTTATTGACACTAAAGGAAATAGAGCTTTCTTTAAAAGAACTGAAGAAGTTGTAGAAACAGTTGAAAGATATCATACTTCCCAAACAACAGCCTGTCTGAATGAAAAAATAGCTTTAGCAATGGGATATATTCCATGTAAATGGAATGACCTCTACTACAAAAAAAGTAATCTTGATAAAGATGAATTAAAAAGTATAGTAACTCCCAGAGTTATAAGATATAAAAATCTACCATTTGATTATAGTGCATCAGCAGGAAATCCTTCATTTCGTACTATCAAAGATATGTATGATAAAACAGTGTATCCATCAAATCAGCGTACATCAGAACTTAGCAAACTTTTGTTTGGAAAAACATTTGGTATTGAGCTAGAGTCTTGTAATGGTACTGTTCCACAAAAGCTTTTAGGGCCTTTAGGATTAGTTCCTTTAAAAGATGGTAGTTTAAGAAGAGCTTCTGGTATAGAGCCTTATGAATATACAACAGTTCCTATGCAAGGGGACAAAGGATTACAAGCTATTAAAAGAATATGTGGTGAACTCAACAGTAAATGTGAGTTTGATACTACATGTTCAATGCATATACATATTGGTAATATAAAATATGATGAACTTACAATTCTAGCATATTGGATAATAATGCAAACTATCCAAGATGAAATTTATTCTATATTTCCTTTATATAAATCAGATGAAGTAAAATATTTAAGAAAACAGAAGAGATACAATCAAAGACTTCCTAATATAGGAATAATGACTAACTCTTTGTACAAAAAGATATACAATACTAAGCACGAATTTTCAAATGATGTAAGAAAGAATTTTAATAAAATATTTGAGTTTTTAACTGATGGGAAAGTTCCAGAAATGAATGACTCTTATAATATGACCTCTCTTATTCACCCTCTTGGTGGGCAAAAATGGGGCATACCTACAAGATACTATCTTGTAAATTTTAATTCTTTAATATTCAGTGCAAATCGTACCTTAGAATTTAGAATACATACTCCAACTTTTAATTTCACAAAAATATCTAATTGGTTGTTTATTTGTGTAGGAATTGTTACTTTTGCAGAAAGATATACAAAAGAAATTATTAGTCGTAAAATAAAACCTTCATTAGAAGATATTCTACATGGTTTTTCTGATTACTTTGGAAATTATGATTTCGAAGATACTACAGGAAAAGATGTAGCTAATTATTTAATTGGTTATATTAGACATAGAAAAGAGCAAATAGCAGAAGCTACCAAGAAAGAAGATGTTATCGCAAATAACATTGAATTTGATGGAGATAAGAAATTTGCTTATAGTAATGGAATTCTAGATAGTTTGTATTAATTGAAGATGTCTTAAACAATTTAAATTGTTAAGAAAAGGAACTAAAAGTGAAATATATCCTCTATGGACTCATAGTAGATATTGGACTTTTATACGTAGTGGATTAAGAATGTTATGGAACAAGTATCCTGTGAAATATCAGGTACTTCAAGAAGGAAGAAGACCTTCTAAAAGTAAAAATAAGAGGTTAAAATGGGAATTTCAGTGTGCTTCATGTGAAGATTGGTTTGCACAAAAGAATATTAATGTAGATCATATTACTCCGTGTGGTACATTGAAATCCTATGATGACCTTGCTGTATTTACAAGAAGACTTTTTTGTAAAAAAGAAGAATTACAACTTCTTTGTGATAAATGTCATCATACTAAAACAGCAACAGAGATTGAACATAGTTTAAAGAAAAGACGTGGAAAGCTTCAATAAGCCTTTATCATTCTCTAGACTAAAGAATTTGCAAATTGGGCCAGCTTATTTTAAGAAAATGCTCAATGCAGAGGAAAAGGACAGTGAATCTTTACTATTAGGAGGAATAATAGATTGCCTTCTTACTACTCCTGAGAAATTCTCAGAGAGATATTTATTAGCAAGTGCTGAGAAGCCTACTGCTATGATGTGGGAACTTACAAGTACCTACCTAAGACTTGAAAAAGATTATCCTGGAGATCCTAGTAATTTTGAAAAATCTTATGTAAAAAGTGGATTTAAGGGAGATATTGAATCTATTCAAAAAAGATTTGATAAGGAAGGAAAATCCTATTTTGAAGAACAACTTACTGCTACAAAGGACAAGAAATTATTATATACAAATGATTTAATGTCTAAAGCAGAAGCAGTTGTTACTTCTTTACTTACTAATTCTTATACTAATCATTATTTTAAAATTAATGATAAGGAAGAATTATTTACACAGTTAGAGATAAACTGGAAAATCAATAATATAGATTTCAAAGCTATTCTTGATATGGTAAAAATATATCATGATAGAAAAGAAATAGATTTAATTGATGTTAAAACAACTGGTTATTCTGTAGATACATTTGAAAATAGTATTGATCAATATCAATATTGGTTACAAATGGTTATTTATGGATTAGCTTTATTTAATTATTTAAAAGAGAAAAACTCTGAACTTCTTAATTATAAACTTAATTTTAAATGGATGGTAGAATCTACTGTCTATCCTGGTACTCCTGTAATTTACAAAATGAAGGAATCAGATTGGGATAAAGGTTTAAGAGGAGGTTTTAATAAAAAAGGAGAAAAAGTCAAAGGATTAGTTGAGCTAATTGCAGACTTAATTTGGTATCAAACTAATAATAGTTGGACTTATAGACGTGAAGTAATTGAAAATAATGGAGAAATAACTGCCAATATATTCAATGATTAATACAGTAAAGAAAGCTAGATTTAATGATACTACAAGATTTATTTTACCAATAATTCTTGATGATGATATATTTGATGGCTTAAAGCCATTAATGTTAGGTATAGGATTGTTTGAGTATTTTATAAATATGGGTTATAGAAATGCGTATTTAAATGACCATAATTATCCATTAAAGGATTGTATTTATTTATTGTTTCAACCTGAAACTTTTAGTAAAAACTTTAAAAATTTTACTGAGAATTATCTAGAGAATCATAAATGTTACAAGACTAATTATGATATGGAAGATGGAAAAGTTATGTATGTATTTTCTGTTCCAGAAAAATACACTATTGATATACAACTATTAAAGTTAGGAAAATATAGTGCTACTACAAAAGATTTTAAAGCATTATTTCCACAAACAATCATAAATGAAAGAGGAGAAAAGGTTTTATTTAGTAATTGGATGATTCTGCATAAGCATCCATTCTGGAAAAAACATATGGAAACCTATGTTGGACAGGAAATTCCTGTTGAAAATGATTTATGGGATCCTCTTAATCCTATAAAAGAGATTTATAATTACAATAAAGATTTAATAGAATTCTCATGGTAGAAACAATTAAAGAATTTCTAAAATGGAGCAAATTAGACAGTGATATTAAAGAATACGCTTATAATATGCAATATCTTAGAAATTTAGATACACCCTCTGTAAATAATGTTAAAAATGGGGTTAATTCTATTTGTTCTATAGCAGAAGAGTTATCTTTACATTCTGATATGTTATGTAAATCTTACAGAGCTAAGAGACTTACAGCAGAAGCTGGATTACAATTAATTGAACTTACAAAAATAAAAAATGAAAGTAGTACAACAGTACATAATGAGTAGGTTCTGTCAAAATATATTTAGCACAAGACAGAATTATTCAGTTACATGTGGTTATTGTGATGAAGAAGCCCCACCTCCTAGAAGACATACAACATCATGGCAAGGACAAGGAGGTACACAAGTTGCTAATTTTAGTGGTGCTAGTATTGTATTACTAATAGAAGGTGAAAAATCAAATATTAATAATTATCAAGTAGGTAGATTCTATAAAACATTTGGAGGCTATATTGTTCAAGTAATAGGTAAAGACACAAGAAAAATTGAGTTAATGCCTAATATGGGACAGGAAGCTGTAGAAATCCTTCATAAGACATTTATTGATTTAATGACTTTAGAAACAGATTTTGAACATATGATTCTTTATAGAGTAGACTATAATTTAGGAGCAGCATGACAGCACAACAACATATAAAATCTAAATTTAGTAGGTATATAGTAGATTATACAGGGCAAAACACTGCATTGTGTTGCCTTCCTAACTATAATGCACAGGATGAAGAAGGAGATGCAGCTAAAGCAATAGGAAATTTTTCTATGGCTCCTAGTTTGTTTAATCAAGGAGGTATGCATAGACTTGCTAAAATAGATTATGAAACTAAAAATAAATGCGTAAAAAGAGCTGGAGAAGAACCTCAGGGTGTAGGAACAGATCTTGAAGTTTATTACTCTCATCCATTATATTGGAGAGAGTACCAACCAAAAACAAGATTATGTATGATTTACCCTTATCCAGATATAAATCATGGAGCAATATGTAATTTCAGAATAGGAGATATCATTACAGGTAATAACTATGATGAATTTATTATAAATGATATAAATGATTTAGAAGGAGGACTAGTAGACTTTAAAGCCATTGGAGGAGCTTCACTTGGTGACAAATTTGTAATGGATTTTGAAGATTTTATAAAAATATTAAACAGAAATTAAAATGGAAAGTATAAATACAATCACTATAAAAAGAGAAAAAGCAGACGTTAAAATAGAACAAGATCCTTTTAAAATATCTACTTCTTATGTAGGAACTTATAAAGAATTTGGAGAACAAGCATTTACTACCCCTTTTACACTTATTAAGACAGTGGATGAAAACAAGCATACAAGTTGGGAAGTAATTCTTCAAAGTGAGTTTCCAGAAGAAGTTTCAGATATGATTAATAAAAGTATTCTTGATCAAGTAGATGATTTATTTGTATAACAATAAAAATTGAAGATATTATGAAGTATAGTTAATGAGAAAATCAGAATTTAGAACAGATTTTTCTGAAAGTATTTTTAAACACAAATATGCACATGAAGGAGCCCAGACTTGGGCAGAGTTAAGTAAAACACTTATTGAAGATGTATGTAGAGATAATTTAAGCTCAACAGATAAAGAAGAACTTGTTAATATCCATTCCAACATGGAATTTATAGCTGGAGGTAGATACCTCTACTATGCTGGGAGACTTAACAAGTTCTTCAATAACTGTTACCTATTGAGATCTGAAGAAGACTCCAGAGAGGATTGGGCTAATTTATCTTGGAAAGCAGAATCCTGTTTAATGACAGGTGGAGGTATTGGTAATGATTATAGTAGATATAGAAGAAAGGGTGCACCTATTTCTAAGACAGGAGGTATAGCCTCTGGCCCTATTTCAAAGATGAGAATGCTCAATGAAATAGGTAGGGAAGTGATGCAAGGTGGCAGTAGGAGAAGTGCAATTTATGCATCTCTGAATTGGCTGCATGGTGATGTTAATGAATTTCTGCACTGTAAAGACTGGTTTAGTATGCCAGTAAACGGTGGATATGATGAAAATGAGAACCTATTAACAATAGGATATCTGAAGCAGAAAGACTTTAACTTCCCAGCTCCTCTTGACATGACTAATATATCATTGAATTATGATAATGCCTTCCTAGAAGCATTGAAAACGGGTAACATTCCAGTTACTTTTGTGGAAAATTGCAGACAAGCTCTTAAAACAGGAGAGCCAGGATTTTCATTCAACTTTGGGAAAGATGAGAATGAGACTCTTAGGAATGCTTGTACAGAGGTGACAAGTGAAGATGATAGTGATGTATGTAATCTTGGTAGTATTAATATGGCAAATATTGATACTATTGAAAGATTTAAGGAAGTAGTCAGACTTTCTACTTATTTCTTATTATGTGGAACATTAGTGGCACAACTGCCATATGATAAAATCTATAAAGTAAGAGAAAAGAATAGAAGATTGGGTTTGGGGCTTATGGGCATCCATGAGTGGTTGTTAAAAAGAGGCTATAAATATGAAGTGGTTCCTGAATTACACCAATGGCTAGAGATATATAGAGACACTTCCAGAGCTGCAGCAAATGAGCTTGCAGATAAACTCGGAATATCTAGACCAATTAAGGTGAGGGCAATAGCACCTACTGGAACTATTGGAATTATGGCAGGTACAACAACAGGTATTGAACCCTTATTTGCAATAGCATATAAGAGAAGATACTTACGAAACCAAAAAGAATGGCATTATCAATATGTAATTGATGGTACAGCTAAAATACTAATTCAAGACTTTGGAATAAAACCTGAAGAAGTTGAATCAGCTTTAGATCTGGCTAGTAATTATGAAAAGAGAATAGCTTTTCAGGCTGATATACAAGACTACGTAGATATGTCTATTAGTAGTACTATAAATCTTCCTAAATGGGGAACCGAATTGAATAATGATACTAAAGTACTTGAATTTGCTGGAGTGTTAGCAAAATATGCACCAAGACTTAGAGGCTTTACATGTTATCCAGATGGAGCAAGAGGTGGACAACCATTGACATCAGTTGATTACTATGAAGCTAAAAAGCATGAGGGGCAAGAATTTAAGGAACAGTTTCATGATGTATGTGATATCACCAATAAAGGTGGTGTCTGTGGAGTTTAAGAAAATGGCTAAATTCAAAGTAGGCGAGGAGGTATTCTGGAAAGATCCTGATGATACCTCCTCAGGATTTTATATAATCCAGAAAATTACTGGAGATATATATTTGATTAAGAATGAATTTTCTGAGGCAGAAGTGCCTGAGAATGAGATTTCTTATGATATTAAACTATCAGGAAGAGAGAATGATTTTGATGAATTTGAACCAGATTGGGATGAATTCGATTTTAGTTAAATTAATTAGATGGCAAAACTTAAAGTAGGTCAGATATATTTAGCAAGTAATAATTCTACATATTCAAGTAGTAATCCTTATCTAAGAACTAAAGGATACAAATTTAAGATTACTCATATTACAACTAGTGGATATGAAACTTATGGAGGATATTGTACTGTATTAGTGCAAAGCCCAAAAAGTAAGAGTTGGTTGAATGGGGGTTATGTATATGGAAATGAATTAAAAGGTAATTCTGGCACAAAAGAAGATCTTCTAAAGGAAATAGAGGATATTAAAAAGGAAATTAAAGAAAAAGAATCAGAAATTAATAACTTAAATACTAAAATAACTTTCTTAGAAGAATCAGGATTAGCTGAATACGATGAGGATACTTATAAAGTATTTATAGCATTAACAACTATTGAAAATAAAAAATTATCTAAGCTTGAAAAAGCTAAGGTAGTTTCAGATTTAATCAACAGTTAATGGATTTTAAGGAATATCAAGAAAAAGCATTAAAAACAGCAGTATATGGAGCAGGTAATGCTATTATTTATCCATCACTTGGTCTTGCTAATGAAGCAGGAGAAGTTCTAGGGAAGATAAAGAAAGTATTACGTGATAACAATGGGGTGTTTACTCCAGAACTTAATCAAGGAATTGCTAGTGAATTGGGTGATGTACTATGGTATGTAGCCGCTACAGCTCAAGACTTAGGAATTTCTCTAGACAGTATTGCTGATGCAAATATAAAAAAACTTGAAGATAGAAGATTAAGAGGAGTCTTACAAGGCTCTGGGGACAATAGATGATAGTGATTCCAGCAACAGTAGAAGGGATAAACACAAGAAAAGATTCTACTCTTAAAATAGTGTTGGGAACACAGGAGTTAACTCCAGAGAAAGCAGGTACTTTATTCCATCTGCAAGGTAAGCTAGCTTATGTAGCTATCAAGGAAGAAAATTTCACTAATGATGAAGCGGATTTAATAAAAAATCTAAAGGTTGATGAAATTAACACTATAAGCCCTTCCAAAAGGCTGCGTGCAGTAATGTACTTAAACTGGAAACAAGATCCAGAAGGACATGATAATTTTGTTAATTATTACCTTCAGCATATTGAAAAACTAATAGAGAAATACAAAGGCAACCTTAATTGAATATAAGTAGAAAATGTCAGCACCTGAATGCAAAAATTAGTTTAAGCCTGTAAGCTATAACTAGATCAAATCCTGTACCCTTGAAATTAGAGCAATCTAATGTAAACTCGTATTAGCCAGCTATGGTAAGATAAGCAGGAAATTAAAAGGGTAGGAAAGGAAGGTTTAAATAGGATAGGAATAGTCATGCCCTATCCACCTGACAGATTCTATTTAATTATGTAAAGTGAATACAGAATTAATGTTTAGTAGTGAAAATAACACTTGGGAAACTCCTCAATGGTTATTTGAAATCTTAAATGAAGAATTTAAATTTACATTAGATGTTTGTGCAGATATTAATACAAACAAATGTGAGAAATTCTTTGATGTTAAGAAAAATGGACTAGTTCAAGACTGGTCTAAAGATATATGTTGGATGAATCCTCCATATAATCAATCAAAATTATGGATAAAGAAAGCATATGAAGAAGCTCAAAAAGGAGCTGTAGTAGTTGCTTTACTACCTGCAAGAACTGATACAATAGCTTTTCATGAATATATTTATGGACAGCAAGAAATAAGATTTATTAAGGGTAGATTGAAATTTGGAAAGAGTAAAAATTCTGCTCCTTTTCCATCTATGCTTGTAATATTTAGACAAAATGAAGGATAACATAAAAAATCAAGCGCATTTATTTAGTATAATTTGGGAAGAACGTGAACATAAATCTGAGATTAGTGGACTACCTTTACATGGAAAAGGGCATTCTCAATGGCACTGGCAATTTTCTCATATACTACCAAAAGGACTGTATCCTTCATACAGACTTAAAAAAGAGAATATAATATTAATGACTCCAGAAGAACATCAACTGTGGGAATTTAAACGACATAAAATTAAAGATCAAGAGAAGTGGAAATTTTTATTTGAATTACAAGAAAAATTAAAGGAAGAATATCATAATGGAAGAAGTACCAGGAATTAATCCAGAGTCATTTGAACTAGATTTAGCTAATGATACAGAATGGAGAAGAAAGTATGAAGAAGGAGAACAAACCTTAGAAAGAATGATAGAATATAATGAGCCAGATTATAATCTATTAAAATGTATTGAAGAATTGGCAGAACTACAAGAGAAATTAATTAAGAAAGTAATTAAGAAAGGAGGCCCTAAAGAACCTAGAGATGAAGAGATAATTGAAGAAATTGGAGATGTAGCTATTAGGATATCTATTCTATTTAAACTATTTGGTGAAACAAGATGTGAGGAAAGAGTATTCTATAAACTAGGCAAATTTAAGTCTTACATGGATGAGGAAAAATACAAAGGAAGAGTATGATAAGTTTATTAGTAATATTCTCTATATTAGTGACACATTACTTTGCAGATTTTATAATGCAAGATGAAGAATGGGCTACTAATAAAAGTAAGAGTATTAAAGCATTATTGAAACATACAGTTGTTTATACTACTTGTTGGATTCCTGTAATTTCTATTTTGGGATTACTTACTTGTTATAGTCCTAATATGTTATGGTTTATACCAATTACATTTGTATTGCATACACTTACAGATTATATAACAAGTAGGATAGTAAGTAAAAAGTTTGCTAAAGGTGAATTTGGATCTCCAATTCCTAATACTGGAGCATTTTCAGTAATTGGATTTGACCAATTATTACACTATTCACAATTATTCTTAACTTATTATTTATTAAGATGATACTAAGAGAAAAAGTATTACTTTTACAAATGCTTATGCATAATATAAGAAGTGCATGGGATAGTGGAAAGTACAAAAGATACAAAGATAAAAGAATATGGAAAATCTTAGAACTTATTAAGGAAATATCTATAGAAGCTCGTAGAAATTGGAAAAATAGATCCTATAATAAGTATAGTGAAATAGACTATTATACCTTTAGTAAATTACTAGGACTATATTTATTAGGAGATTATGAAGGAAGAATTCTAAGACAATCCTATAAAGAAGGAGGTTATGAAGATCTTGAACAGATTCATGGTTATACATTGAAAACATTTAAAAATAGAAGTAAGGAGTTTAGAAATACTTTTAAAGCATATGCTAAATATCCTGAACAATATGGACTATGAAATGGATTGTTAATAATATAATAAATACACAAGAATTCTTTATAGCAGTAATAACATTGTTAATAATGATATTTATATTTAAAAAATGAGAACATTTGTAATGGGAGACAAGCATGGAGCTGCAAAAGCCATGCAACAATGCTTTGATAGAGCAAAATTTGATTTTGAAGAGGATTTACTGATAGATTTAGGTGATATTGTAGATGGATGGGGTGAATCTTTTGAATGTGTAGAATTGCTCTTAAAATGCAAAAATCTCATTGCTATAAGAGGTAATCATGATTGGTGGTGGAATGAATATATTCAAGGAGGAATTCATCCTGAAAGATTTAAACATGGAGCTTTAGCTACTTTAAAAAGCTATGGATTTAATTGTTTAGGTAGAAGTTGGGATAAATTCCAACTTAAATGGGATCATGAAGAACAAACAGTAATTACTAACTTCAATCCTGGAAATATACCAGAAAGTCACGTAAAATTCTTTAAATATCAAAACAGATACTATCTTGATGACAAGAAAAGATTATTTGTACATGGAGGAATAAATAGACATCTTCCTATAACAGATCAACCTGATCAAGTGTTATATTGGGATAGAGATTTATGGAATAGTGCTGTTGGAGCTTCTACAATGATAGACAGCAGATACAAAAAAGTAAAAACTAATGGATCTTATAAAGAGATTTATATAGGACATACTGCTACTGTAAATTGGTGGGAAGATGAAGAAGTATCTGTTTCAACTGGATTAGTTATAAAGAAAGGAACAATTCCTGTTACTGTTCCTATGAACAGATTTAATTTATGGAATCTAGATACAGGAGCTGGATTTGTAGGTAGATTGACTATAATGGATATAGATACTAAGGAATACTGGCAATCAGATTTCTGTAAAGATCTATATCCTGATGAAATTGGAAGAAGATGATAACGTATAGAAATGCATTAGGTCAAGAAATAGAAATAAGAGATTTCTTTGGTAAGGAGGTGAATGTAGGGGATGAAGTAATTTATGCCCCTGCTTCAACTTCTTGTAGACTACAAAGAGGAATAGTAGTTCAATACCCATATCTGCAAAGAAGATATGATAGAGAACTAAATCAAACAGTATATGATCAATTTGATGTATATGGAATTAAAATGAAAAATGGACATAAAAGAAGAATAAATTCTTGGAATGGAAGTTTTATAAAAATTTAAAAAATGAAAAAATATTATTTATTAACATTTAATGAGGATTGGGCAGATGAGCATTATGTTCCTGCATTAGAATGTTTTACAGAAGAAGACTTTAATAAATGGAAAAAATTAAAAATCTATCCAAGTGCCAATTTAGGTAATAGTGGAGATGAATTTTGTGAAGATTTACAAGGATTGACTGGAGAGCAATTATTAAAAGACTGTGTAAGTAAAACAGTAGTAGATGAAGCCTTTTATAAAGTATTTCACAAAGCAAGTCTTGGAGGTTTAAGTCTTTCTTGTGTATTTGATTTAGAACAAGAAAATCCAAATGGAAATGGATTCAACAAAGAAGATTTATATGAAACTAATAGAATAGAAAAAGGAAGAAAAAACAAAGTATGTGAGCACTGTATGAATCAAATTAAAGTGGGAACTTCACATGATGTACATACATTTATTATAAATGGAGATTATATAAGTGCTCCTACTCATATTGAATGTTCAAAAGATTTTTTAGATGCAACAGAATGAAGACAAAGGATTAAGATTTGATAGTGGTAAGGTGAGGCAGGATTTGCTCTCACCTACTGCTATTAATGAATTAGCAAAAGTATTAACCTTCGGAGCAGCTAAATATGCTGATAATAATTGGCGGAAAGGAATGAAATGGAGCAGAGTAATAGGAAGTCTAAAAAGACATCTTACTGCTATTGAAAGTGGAGAAGATTTTGATAAAGAAACTGGATTGCTACATGCAGCTCATGTAATGTGTAATGCAATGTTCCTAGTTGATTATTATAAGATTTATCCACAAGGAGATGATAGACCTCACAACTATCTAGCAACACCTAAAATAGGCTTAGATATTGATGAAGTGTTGTGTGATTGGATTAATGCATGGAGAGAGCTTCACAATATTAAAGATGTAGCTACAGCTTGGTATTTTGATAGAGAAATTAGAAATAGATTTGATGCTATGAGAGAAAAAGGAACTCTTAATGATTTTTACTTAGGATTAAAACCTTTGTTAAAACCAACAGATATTCCTTTTGAACCTCATTGTTATATTACATCTAGACCTATTCCTGTTGAAACTACAATTAAATGGCTTGATATGCATGGATTTCCAACAAAACCTGTATATTGTGTAGGAAGTGGACAATCCAAAGTAGAAGTGGCTAAAGAGAGTGGGATTGATATCTTTGTAGATGATTGTTATGATAATTTCATAGCTTTAAATAAAGCAGGTATATGTACTTTCTTATATGATACTCCACATAATCAACGATATAATGTTGGATATAAACGAATAAAATCTTTAAATGAATTAATTTAATGAAATATTATTTAATTAAGATGTCAGCTGATTACGCTGATGAATTTGATGTAAAAGCTTTTATAATATGTAATGAGACAGATTATCTTAAGAATAGAAAGAAAACTGAAGACATATTAGATACCTTTTTTGAAGTAGGAAATGTTACAGAAGAACAATTTGATAAAATAAGTTCTTATAATAAGTATATTGAATATCCTTCAAAGGAAAATAAACATGGTGTTATTGTTACCTATGAGCAGTATTTAAAAGAACCAGATAAATGGAATCATAAATTTAGAAGAAAAGAATATGAACTTGGATTTGGTACTAATGAATCTTTAACTTTCTATAGCAAGGAAGATTACTTTAGTAATTTGAATATACAAGAAATTACTGAAGAAGAATATCTTATAATTAAAAAATTATTTGGTACATCTTTTGGTACTTGTAGTCACTTTTTTCCAATTTATGACTAATGAAATTTAAAGTAACAGACAAGGTTTATAAACCAAAAGGTTATTCATTTGATGGAATAATCGTAGCAGTTTTCACTACCACTAAAGGAGAAATAAGAGTAGTAGCTGAACTAGAAGGTAATGGAATGCTTCATATTTTTAGTGAGTCACAATTAGAATTAAGATCATGAGTAAAACTAATAAAGTAGAAGTAGTAAGTAAAATTGCCTTTGAATATGTAGAAGCTATTGCTGCTCATAATAAAGAAAAGCATAGTAAATACGATAGAAAAATGGAAGCTTATGTATTTCTACCAAAGTATCAAAAAATATTTAATGATATTTATGATGTAATATTTGAAAATTTAGAAAATGATATAAGATGAACATAACAGAGGAATCAGAAGATATATTTGACTATATGATTAGTAAAGCAAAATTTTATGAAAAAATGAACAAAGACAGTACAGTAAAAGTACCTCATCCAAAAGGTGATGGTACATGGGTAATTTTTACAGGTTTAACTATAAGACAAAAAGAAGTCTTAAGTGAGTATATGAAACTTGCAAAACAAAAAGAAAGACCTCTTAGATAAATTTTGTTAAATATTTTGGTAAGATATACTTTATTTGTATATTTGCCAGATGAAACAAGTAAAAATTTTAGGATTAATAGAGAAGGGAAGTGGCTCAAGGTATCACCGTGTGGCTCTTCCCCTTTCTTATTTAAGGGGTAAAGAAATTGAAATAAAAGGAGAAAAGGCAATTATTGAGGTAGATATTTTAGAACATGAACCAGGTAAGTATGAATTACAAGAAGAAGTAGTTAAAAACTACGATATTGTTTGGGTAAATTGGATCTATTCTAATCCAATTGCTCAAATATCTGGCTGGAAATCTAAATATGGATTTAAATTAGTTCAAGATGTTGATGACTTTTGGGAACTTCCTAAAAATCATATACAGAGTAAAACTGATTATAGTTCTTTAATAGGTTTAATAGTGCTTGCAGATATAGTAACTGTATCAACACAAAGATTAGCTGCTCATTGTGTAAGTTTTAATAAATATGTAACAATTAGTCCTAATTTTCTACCTTTAGGAGAAAATCAGTTCATTCCTAAAAAGGAAGAATCTAATGGTAAGATATCTATAGGTGTTTGTGGAGGATTAGCCCATTATAGTGATTGGCAGTTACTTAGAACTACAGTTCAAAAGTTAGCTAATGATAGTGACATACAAAAAAAATGTAAATTTACTATAGCAGGATATCAACCTAATAAGAAATGGGACAAGATTGTATCCTTGTTTAAAGTTAATCCAAAAATGGAAGTAGAGGTCTTAGAAGGTAAATCTACTGATTCATATATGGATCTTTATGATAAAATAGATATTTTATTAGCTCCACTTGAAAAGAGTGAATTTGCAGAATGTAAAAGTTCTCTTAAACTAATAGAAGCTGCTTGTAAAGAAATTCCTGTAATAGGAAGTTCTCTTTATATTGATAAAGAGGTATCAACAATTTTACCTGCTGAGAAGACATCTGAATATTATGGATGGGTTAAAAGTTTAGTAAAAGATAGATCTTTCAAAAAAGTAGGAAAAGAAGCTTCTGAAGTTGTAAAAACTAATAATCATTTTGAGCAAAGAATTGATAATTTAAGATTAGCTTGTGAATTCCTAATGAATGAATCAACAGAAGTTACTCCAGAAGATTTAAAAATTTATGGAATAACTTATACTTTAGATCAATCTACTGAATATACTCCTATATACAACCCAATTAGAACTGTAGAGGAAAAAAGTTATCTATTTGAGTATAATCCTATTATTAATTTAATTGATAATAATGACTTTAAAGATAATGATTATTTAGGAATATTTAGTTGGAAGTTTCCATATAAAACAAGACTTCCTAAAAAGTTAGTAACAAAGATATTTAATGAGTTAAAAGCTGAAGGAATTCCTGATATAATAGGATTATCTCCTAGTTTTATAAAAAAACATTATTTGGCTTTTACGGAATATTCTCATCCAGGATTTTTGAGTCTATTTACTAAAATATGTCATAAGCTTAATTTAAAATTAATTGAGCCTAAAAATATCATTTATTCAAATTTTTGGATAGGAAAATACTCTATATACAAAAAATATATAAATGAGGTAATAAAACCTGCTATTGAATTATTAGAAACTGAGTTTAAAGAAGAAGCATTTACTAATGCTAATTATAAAGCAGGCTTACCAACAGATGCTTTAAAACTTCAAACTGGTCTAGATTATTATACTTTTCATACGTTTATACTTGAAAGATTATTAAGTATATGGCTTGAAAATAATCCAGAAATTACATTTAGACAAATAAATTAATGGAAAATATAAAGAATAAATTTTATAGAGATTTACCTGCAGAAATTATTAGTTTATTACTAATATCAGAAGGATGGATAGTAGGAAGTTGTTTAGAAAAACTTCTTAAAGATGAAAAACCAAATGACTTTGATATAATAGTTCCTAACAGAGAGTTATTTCAAGTTACTACAAGAACTATAGCTGCTTTAATAAATAATAGAGGCTTTAATTCTTATACTATTAATAGCTATGGAGGTATTAAAACTACTATAGGTGAATTAAGTATAGATATATGGTGTGAAGAATTATCTCATTTTTTAATGAATGCTAACCATGCAAAATATATTTATAACTTTAAAAAACAAGTACTTATAGAAGTAAAATGAAAACTGCAGTTTGTCTTATTATAAAAGATGAAAATGAATATTTAGAAGAATGGCTACTCCACCATATAAAGGTGGGGTTTGACCATTTTATGATATATGATAATGGTAGTAAAAATTGTATAGGTGAATTAAGAAATAAACTTACTGATAAAGGTATTATAAAACCTGGTATTGTTTCAGTATATACTTGGAAAGATAATGAGGTAGGAAGTCAGTGTAGAGCTTATAAACATGCATGTGAACAAGTTATACCTTATACAGGAATAGATTGGATGTTATTTATAGATACGGATGAATTTTATACATCTAATACTATGAATGTAAAAGAAGATCTTACTATATTAGAAAAATTATATGGTAAGTTTGATGCTTTAGGATTATCATGGAGAATGTATGGAAATGACCCTTACTTTGAAACAAGACAACCAATAGAAAAATATAATCAATATCATACTAATGGTCATATTAAATCTATTGTAAGACCATCTGCTGTTATAAATTTTCCAGATCCACATAAAGCTATAATTAAAGGTAGATATATTAATGAAGATGGTTTAGAAGTAAAAAGGCCTATTTGTAGGCATCATTCTAAGTTTGTATGGATAAAACATATTTATACTAGATCTTTACCAGAATGGAAAGAAAAAATTGAAAGAGGAAGTGGAGATCATGTAAAGAGGACAAAAACTCTTGAAGAATTTTATAATTATAATAAACAATGTCAGATAAAGGAGTCTCAATCATAATTCCAACTTTTAATACACCTGAATACCTAAAAGAATGTATTCAGTCTATCTATAATCAACAAACTAATGTTGACATAGATATTATTATAGGTGTGGATCATTGTGAAAGAACACTGAAGAGTATTCAAGATAATAAAGAATTTTATAAGCGATGTAGAGTTTTTTATTTTGAAGAAAATGTAGGAACATATTCTGTTAAAAATAATATTGTAAATGAGGCTAAATATGAATATATAATATTTTTTGATAGTGATGATACTATGCTACCTACTCTAGTTCAATCATTTTATAATCTAATAAGAGTTGTAGATGTAGTAAGACTAAAATTTCAAGACTTTACTATACTAAATGGTAGAATGAATCGTGCAAAAATAGAAATAGCATGTGGAGTAATAGGTATAAGAAAATCTATTTTTAATAAACTAAATGGTTATGAAAATTGGAAGTGTAGTGCAGATGAAGAATTTTTACATAGATTAACCTTTAACAGAGCCAAATCTGCTACTCTTACTACTATTATTTTTAATAGAAGAATACATGATAGAAATCTTACTATAAAAGCTGATACTAATACGAAGTCTAAAATACGATTAGAATATCAAAGAATTATAGCTCAAAGAGTAAAAAGTAAAACTTGGAAAAATCCTGAAAAAATAATAAAAAAATATGATGAAATTCAAACTTCCTAATATAGATCTTACTGGATACTACAAAGTATATGCTGGTAGAAGAAGTAGATATGCCACAGCTACTGCTGTATGTTTTATTGATGATAATTTAATTGCAGTTGCTTCCTATTTAGGTAAAGTTATATATCTAATAGATATTAGTAAAGATCCTGTGATTATAGATGAGATAAAAACAACTTATCATCCAGATTTAATGGATTATAAGGATGGAATTATAATGACTTCTAATAGAGCAATAAGAAGTGAATTTTGTTGTATATCAGTTTATAAAGTTGACAAGTATTATAGAAAATTATCTTTTGTAAAAGATATAGTAAGAAAAGACTTTAATCAATTTCATGGTTGTAGAATAATAGATCAGGATAATGTTATTATTACAAATACTGATACTAAAAGAAGAGAATGTTTAATCTTTAATCTACCAACAGGGGAATATGAAGTATTTAAGAATTTTGATTATTATCCAAAAGATCTATTATTATTATTAAATAATAGATTATTATTAGCTACATCTGATAGTAGGCCATCATTAGATCCTATACAAATTACTGATTCTATTTTGTATTTATATGAGCTTCCTAGTTTTAAAAAATTAGCTGAATTACCATTTTATGGGCAAACAGATTGTCTTGCTTTAACAGGAGAGAATGGATTTATTACATTACAAGGTCAAGATAGTTTATTACACTTTATATTAAAAAATGATAAACTTGAGAACAAAGGAGAAATAAAAAGATTTGATTTTCCACATGGAATTGCAAGCAAGGGAGATAAAGTAATTGTTACTAATTATGGAGATAATAGTATTGATATTTTAAATATTAATGAATTATGTTAAAAGTAGAAATAGAATTAAAAGAATCACAAGGAAAAGGAATAGGTTTATTTGCTAAAAACTTAATACCTAAAAATACTAAGATTTGGGAATTTACTCCTGGAATGGACGTAGAATACTCACTTGATTCTGTGAAACTAATGAATGAGTTAGAAACAAAATTTTTGTATAAATACGCTTACCTAGAAAATAATTTATGGATAGTATGTATAGATGAAGCTAGACATATTAATCATTCTACTACTCCTAATACATATGACAATAAAGAGGGCACATTTGCTAAACAAAATATCAAAGCTGGAGAAGAAATAACTTCTAATTATTTTGAAATATGTAACTATGTTAAAGAACATGGACTTGACTTTGAACCTAAGTAGTATGCCATATAAAAATAAAACTGCTCAATTCATGGAAGATTGGAAAATAGAGCAAGAAAAAATTAGAAGAAAAGATGAAAGAACTTACACATTTACAAAGTGTGAAAAGGGAAAACAATGTGAGTATTTTACTGTTTATGAAAATGATCTTACTCAAGATCAATTAGATATTTTATTTGAAAGGCTTTCAAAATATTATTCAACCTTTCCTTCCTCTATACAAGAAAGATTTAAAGACTCTATAAAATAAAAAAGGGAAGCTCATTTCTGAACTCCCCTCACCTCGGGATAAAGGATTTTAGCTTTGCACTATCTCTATTTTAGGAGTTGGTGCTGTTTCTTCTTTAGGTGCTTCCCAGAAATCACTTCTTAAGTTACCATTCTTATCCACATCTTTAATATAAACAGGTCTAGAAATCCCTGTTTGAATCATAAAGTTATGAATGTTATTAATAGTAGCCAAAGGGCCTTCAAAAGGTTTTAATGCCATTTGAAGTTGGTTAAATTGCCACCCTTCAAGTGTAATTGTAATTTTTGCATCAGGTCTGTATGCAAATTGAATTGGTTGTTCTTGTTGAACTTCTTGTGTTGTTTCCATTATCCTTTAATTTTATTTTACAAATATAAATACAATAATTTTAATTTCCAAATATTTTAACATTAAATATGAGGCCTAATATTCTTATCATAAGATTTTACTAAATCTTCAGGCTTATCAAATGTTCTACTAATTCCTTGCAAACCTGTAGCTCTCTGGAATTGAGCTTTCCATTTCTTATCACCCTTCTTATAATCTCCAGTTTTTCTTTTATACTCTTCCTGTGTGATTATGTATATTAGTAATCTACCCCACTTCTTAGCAGCCTCAAATGCCATGAATTGTAATGTAAAGTCTGCATACTGTGTAGGGCTGACATAAGTTTCAGTTTCTACTTGCAAACGCATTACTTGATATAACATTTGAAGTTCCCACCAATTCATATCCTTTAATGATTTATAAGGATCTTTATCATCATAATCAATACCTGCTATTATACGAATTATAAAACTAGCAGCTAATACCACCATTAATTCATGACCTATTCTCCATAGTGAAGCTTTCTCTTCAGCTGTTAAATCTGCCCAGTTATTTAGTCCAGTTTGCCATTGTTTACTAGCAGCATTTAATCCTGCCATATAATATCCCCATTGATAACCTGCATCAGTATTAAATCTAGGTGTAGAGGTAATTCCACCTTTACTAACTTTTACATTAGAAGCAGAAAATCTTTGCATAAACATACTTATAAACCATTTCTTTAAGAATAAAGCAAAGTTATAAGCTGTATATTGCTCAGCCATTGATTTATCAAAGTTAGCATAAGCACCATGAGTGTTTCTAATAGTCTTCTGAATAGTATTTTTTAATTTCAGAAACTCCTCACCTTTGAATCCCCAATCTTCAGATACACCATCTTTTAGTTTGATTACACCATTATCATCAAGTTCATAAATATCCTTTAATGCTAGAGTTTTAAGACTACCATCAGGAAGTGTTTGTTCTACTTTAGTCCCATTAAGATAAGCTAACCAAATTCTACTTTGAACATAATATTCACCCCATTCTCTGTGATTAAACATCCAATTAAATCCAGCAAAGTCTTTCAATATACTAGCTCCAAACTTTTCTCCTGCTTCTTCCTCAATACTTGAAGATTGCATAAATTCCCATCTTTCAGCCATTTGTCCCTCAAGACTTTTAGTTCCAAGCTCATTTATCCAATAGTCAGATTGCCATGCTGGAATAAATCTACTAAACATATCTGTAGCAGACATAGCAAAATCACTGGAAGAATAAAATCCTTGTCCAGCAGTAATCCAGTTTTGATTAACAGCATTTACTACGTTTGCAATAGATGAAGGAATATTAAATTTAAGATAAGACCAACTACCTAATCTTTTAAGTAAACTTACCATACTATCAGCAAATTTACCTAACTCATAGGCTTTTTGATATCCTTCAAATTCTCTCTTAATAATAAAATCAACAGCTTCTTTTCTTCTATTAGATCCTAATATAGGAGATTGCTTAGTATTACCACGTATTTTCTTTTTAACATCAATAGGAGCATTAATTGGATTATCTAACACTCTTTGTAAAGTACGGGCAATAGGTGATATTTCTATTAGTTTTTTATTAGTAGCAGCTGCATAAGCATACTTCATTATAGATCTAGGAGTATTTAAAGAAACATTCTCAGCATCCATTCTTGTTATATACTTCATAGGAATTGAGTTAAGCTCAGTTCCATATTTATCTGCATACACTAATTGATAATCATTAGAAACTAATTCACCATCTACTTCTTCAAAGTTTCCACTATCTGTATTATACTCACGAAGTGACCTCAAATAATCTACAAATCTAGCCCACATTAAGCCAGGAAGTTCTAATGGTTTCTTTAACAGATCTAGATTACGAGCAGAAGTTTCTTTTCTGACTTTAGGCAAATCATGTCCTAATTTATTAACATTAGGAATTCCATCCTGAACTTTAAAATGATATTTTAAATTAGTTTGTAAGTATTGATATATTAGTTTATTACGCTGATTACCAGATTCTGCACTTTCTTTTAAAGCATAGAATTTTTCATTTCTATAATCAACACTTCCACCTTCTTCTACAGTTTTAGGCAACCAGTCACCTTTTATATCAACAGTCTTGCCTACAATTCTTTCAGTTCTATATTCATCTTTAACTCTTCTATATGAATATTTATAAGCAGGTCTTCTCTTAATATAATCAGGATTGCTAGGAACTACTTTACTCCATTGATATAATCTTTCCCATTTAGGAATTTTACCTCCAGAATCTTTATCCCATCTTAAAACTTGAATATGGTTAGCCTCAAACCAAGTTCTAAATTGTGGGTCATCTAATAATCTGAATAATTTACTACTATCAAGAATAGAAATAAAATCAGCTCCTTCTTGAATATTACCTCTATCATCCAAAGTAATACCAAGTCTACTTGAGTTGTTATTAAAACTTTCTACATAGTAAGGAGTAGGAACTCTTGACTGCATATTTCTTAGTTCTGTAAATAATGAAATTATTTCAGCTCTATCTTTTTTATGCATTCCAAGTTTATCAGACTGTGCTATTAAATTATTGAATTCTTCTTCCTCAGCTGTATTTAAACCTTCAGAATACTTCTTATCATATAACTCACTAAGTCTTTCTTTTTCATCATCATTGAGTCCTGAAATACCAGTAAATTTCTCTCTTTCAGCTTCTATTTGTTCTTGAACTTCCTTGAGTCTTTTAGTTTTAGATGCACTAATTTCACTACCAACAGGTTGTCCATCTTCATCTCTTAATCCATATACTTGGTCAATTAGTTCTTTATACAAAGGAGCTAATATAGATTCTTTTAGTTTAGCATCAGTAGCTCTTGACATAAGAATTTTTAACTTTCTTATCTTACCTTCTCTTTCAGCATAATAAGCAGGATCTGTAAAAGACCTAGTATTATCTTCTTCCCACTTATACATAGCATCTCTAAACTCTATACTTCCTTCTAAGATTCCAGAAGAAATTAAGGTTTCCTGATGATCCAATTTAGCTTTTTCAAATGCTGGAATATTATCTACCCACTCATAAAATTTAACATTTAAAGCTCTCATTTCTTTCATTCTAAGAGCTTTCTGTAACTCAATTCCAGTTTTTGCACTACCATCCAGATTAGTAATATTTCCTAAATAAAAATACTCTTTGTATAAAGCATCTATTTGGTCTAACTCATCTTGAGATAATTCACTTCCTATGAATATATGAGGTTCTTGGATCTTATCAACTTCACTAAATATTCTATCAACATCTAATTTTAATAGTTGCCCAATCTCATCATCCCATAACTCGTATTTTTTATAAAACTCATCTACAAATGGATTATGCAAACTACTAACTCTCCATCTAGCATATTCTTTTTTCTTCTCAATAAGTTGTTGTTCTTCCTCTGGAGTTATTGTTTTATCATTAACTTTTTCTTCTAAACTATAAATAGCATTTTTAAATAATTTTTCATCAGCTTTATAGTTTTTAAAAGGATTAAGAAATGCAGGAACAGTATACTCTACTCCTTGACCATCTACTCTCTTATCCTCAAAAGTTATTTCTTTTCCTAATGATTCAGCATCAAATCTTCCACCTAATTGTTTATAGATAGGAGCTAGTTCTTGTTCAAAGTGTATTTGCATAGTAGCAATATCTCCACCTATCTCATCAAGATTTCTCTTAATGAAAGCAGTAAATCCACCTACAATAGGATCTGGACTATCTCTAAAACTTTCAAGATACATAGAAAATACATTAGTATCTCCCATTTGACCTTTAAGAAATTTAATTATAGCTTTATCATTGTTGAAATCAACTCTTTCTTTTGCAGCTCTAAGATCTAATAATCTTTTAGACTGAACTTCAGCTGAGTCTGTATCTCCTCTTCTAACAGCTTTATCACGTATACTTTCTACAGTGGCTTCTTCTCTCTCTGCCCATTCTATAAATTTCTCACCTGCTGGTACTAATATAGGCTTTAAAGCTTCTACCATTCCAGTTTCATCATTCTTAGCAATATCTTTATAAATGTTTTCAATCTTATCTAAGTTAATAGCAAGATATCTATTAGCAGCAGGATTACTTTCTCCTATTAGTTCTTTAGCTTCATTAAAAGTAATTTCCCAATCTGAAAGTGTGTACAAGTAATATTGAAGTGTGTGTATATTTTCAACAGCATCCTTATCACGAATTATATCTTTTATATGAGGTGCAGTAATATCTAATAAATAACTAGTCTGTACAATAGCAGAAGCTATAGCACGAGCTTTTCTAGCTAATCCTTCTGGAGTAGCACTAGCCTGTGAAGCTTTTTCTAACTGATCTGTAATAGCTTTATATCTACTTACCTTTTCACCTTTAAATAATTCCTTAATATCTTTATAGGATCTGTGATCTTCAATTTTCTTAAGTCTTTTAGAATAAGCTTCATAAAGCTCATTTGTAATCTTTTCAAGAGCTGGTTTGTTATACTCTTTATTTAATTCTTCTGACAAATAAGAAATCTCATCTCTCATTATTTCTCTTTGTTCATCAGTAAGAGTAGTAGATACATACTCAAATGCATCTGACTTTAATCCTGAGAAATCATCAGCTCTTCTTGCAGATTGTACAATTACTCTAGAACCCGCCTCATATACATCATAAAGTAAAGTACGTTCATTAAAATTTAAACCAAATACTTTAGTCATTAAATCTAATAAGTGATTAAACAACTCATGGAAATAGTTTAAGAACCAAGTTGAGTTAGAAGGCTTACCTGCTAATAATTTTTGAAACTCACCATCTCTTAATACTCCTGCTAAGAACTCATACTCATTAGTAAAGTAATAATTATCTTTTCCTTCCTTAGAAAACTCTTCTTTTACTTTAAGATAAAGTTCTTTCCATTTTCTTCCTTCATTCTCATCATGTTTAATAAATTGAACAGTAAGAGCATGTATAATTTCTTCTAGTAAATTACCTGCAAGTTTACCTGTAGGCTTATCTACCATTACAATTTGATTAGTATTGTGATCATAAAATCCCTCTACATTACTAACACTAACTCCTTCATAAAATCTAATGTCATGTTTATCAATATAATCATTTAATTCCTCTCTTGTAAGGAAAAGAATATCAACATTGTTATGATTATGTTGTAATAGTTTATTAGCTAACAATCCCAAATAAGTAGAATCATCAGCTATTCTTTTTAGAACATCATTTGATTTAGATATCTTTTGTCTATCACTATAAAAATTCCACAATCCTAACCATTTTGCATGATTAAGTTCTTTATCTTCTTTAGACACACTAAAATCAACTGCAGAATCAAATTCTTTTTTAGAACTAACAGGTTTATTATCTATAATATTCCAAGTTTCTAGATTAGATTGTCCTACTTGAGCCCATTTAATATAATAAGAAGTTCCATGTTTTTGGTTGTATTTCTGAACAGCTTTATTAATCTTAGCTTTTTTAGAAGTATCTATTTGCTTTCTATTTAATCCAACTTCTTTAGTAAATCCACTATAATTAAAAGCAGATGGTTCATTTGTTCTTGTACTAAACACATTTGAACTTGATGAAAAATCTCCTTTATTAAATATAGATTTTATCTGATTTGGATTAAAAGCTACATATTCTCCATAAGTATTTTTTGAAATAACAGATTCATCTATAATACCATCTTTTTTATTTTCTCTAATATTAAGAAATACTGGCATTATTAATCCTCTCCTATAAACATCACTACTAGTTTCACCTTCATATTGATAGGCATAATCAGTAGCCCAATCAGCAGCTTCATTTATTTTATTAGTAAAATAGAAACCTTTTCCTAATCTTAAATCATCTTCACGTTTAATATTTTCTTTTTTAAATTCTTCAAATTGTGATGATGTACCATGATAGACAATTAATGGTTCACCATTCTTATCTACAACTTTAGATGAATTTTCAGGGTCATTTACCCAATCTCCAAAAAAGTTAAAAAAATTAGGACTATGTATTCTATTATAAATTGCAAGAGCTATTTCAGATTTTGATAATCCTTTAATTATTCCAATTTCTTGGAATTGTTTATATAGATTTTGTAAATCAGTAAATTTATCATCTGCTAGATTATTTACTAATCCTAATAAATTCTTATATAGAATAGATTCTTCGCCATTACTAGCAAATACCTTTTCTATAATACCATCCTTATTTCTTATAATTCTACAATTAGCCATGAATAGTCTCTTTTAGCATTTTTTATTCTAGAAATAGTTCCTTGTGTTACATTATACTCCTCAGCTAACTTATACTGATTTTCTTTATTTAAAGCTTTATAATAAATTTCTACTATCTTCTCTTTTGTAAGCTTAGATCTTATATTTTTATTTATAGGTTTTATATTACCTTTATGTAAATCAACATATGTTCTACCATTAACTAATTTAGATAAAGAATTATGATTAATGTTTAATCTCTCACCTATTTCTTTATAGGTAACTCCAGAATTAGCTAGATTTCTAATTTCTTTTACTAATTCATCAGAAAATTTTCTTAATTTCCTAGAAGTCTTTAATTTATGCTCTATACTTTGTGGGCCATATTTTAATCCTCTACTTGAATCAGCAATTATTCTTTTGTTATATTCAGGTTTAAAATTATCAATATAATATTGCTCCTTATTCTGTAGAATTTCTTTAGAACATTTCTCTAAAATAAAAAATTTAAAAGAATCATATCCATATTTATTATATGCACTTTGTAAATGTTTATTAAAATGTTTATTTTTTCTAAGTAATAAATTATGTACAGCTTTTCTATTATTAAAAGAAGAAGTACTTCCTATATACCTTTTTCCATTTACTAAATTTCTTATAATATAAATGCAAGAACCTTTATATTTCATATATTATTGTATTTATTAAAAACTTCTTTAAATTGTTCAATTATTTTATCTGGAACTTCCATATCATCTCCTAATCCTGTACTTATATAAGCTTGAGTTTCATCAGGAAATACATTAGCACTATACATACTTTTAGCTAATGCTGTTTCTACATTTAACTTAATATCTTCAGGAAGTTCTTTAATTAACTTACGCATTTCTCTTCTATAAGAAGGGTAAAGATACCAATAAGCATGTGCCAACTCATGATCTATAGTTTCTTTATCCCCTTCTAATACTCCCATAATAGTAAATCTTCCTTCTCCATTATGTTCTCTTACATCTCTATATATTTCCATCATTCTTTTATCATATTTGTTAAAGTAGAAATCAGGTTTATATACTTTATCAAATATATCATCAGTAAGATTAAATCCTATAAAATCAGTAGGATAAGTAAAAGCTCCATTTCCTCTTTCCTTACTATACCAATCTATATAATCTAATAAATCGAATGATTTACCTCTAAATTTAGAATTTGAACATTCATACCACTCCTGAGATCTCAAAAAGTGTATTGCAATATCAAATCTATTTTTTCCTGTTATAATATATACATGTGGCTTTATAAGCCTTAATGTAAACTCTTTGTATCGTTTTATTAATTTCATGTAGAACAACTATCTATTGTTGAATCAGGAATATCCTTATCTGTTAAATCTTCTGTTTTATTCAAAGATACATTATTTTCTTCTTCTCCTAAAGTCTCTTCACTAAAATTAACATCTTCATATGAATATAAAGGGTCTTCTTCTTCAGAAGAAACTGCAGTAGTTACTTCTTCTCCAAGAATATCTTTAATTCTATCATTAATAGTTAAATTAGATTTGAATCTATAACCTTCTCTATTGTAATGATATTCAACTATATCATGTCCAGACACATCTCTTCCATGACTTTCTATTAATCCTACTCTTTTTAAAGCTGCTTTCTTTACTAAGAATGGGTTATTCTTCATAAAATAAGCAATATAAAAAGTAGTCAAGAAGTTAGGATCTTTCTCTATTAACTTGTTCATAATAGGAATCGCATTATCAATTATTCTTGATATTGATTCAGTTGGTAATAAGTTAGTATAAGCAGTAAAGTTTTTATTAACTCCACTTTGAATAAATCCAAAGTAAATAAGATCTTTAAAGAACTCTTGAATATCTGTATTAGACTTAGGATCTAACTTAGAATACTCTAATCCTTTTTTAAAATCCTCAATCATACTGTTAATATCAACAGTTTCTTTTAAAACTTTCTTAGGTTTAATATTATAGATACTATTAATTTTGCTTCGATCTCCTACTAATAAATCTAATATAGGAAGTTCTTTTGATAGATTAGGATGAGCCTTTTTAATAGACTTTAATCTCTCTACCATTTTACCACTAAACTGAGGAGCTATCTTATCAAATATAGTTCCAGGTTCAAACATTCCAGTAGGGCTATCTAACTCTCTACCAAACATATTAAACATAAATCCTACTAAATCATTCTTAAATCTTGACTCAAATATATCAGACTTTCCAAAGTCAGCATCTTTTATGTGTTTAGATATAAAATTATTAATAGCTGGACTTTCTACAATCTTATAAAACTTAGGATACAACTTAGCTACAATAGGATTCATATCCAACATTGATATTACACTATCATGTTTAATTGCTTCTATACTTTCTTTAGGGAACATTCCTGTTTCAACAACTCTATCAAAAGCATTATTCTTATCAAAAGCTTCAAACACACTACCAATTTTTCTTGTGTCAAAGTTAAGAGAAGTCATTAAATGTCTTAAGTTTTGAGCTTGATCTTCAAGATCTAAATAATGTGCTAAAATAGCAGCTTGCTCATGTCTTTCTTCAGGAGTAAGATCTTCTAATTGCTTAGCTTCTTTTACATTCTTATATAGATTCTCTTCAGAGAAAATTTTAGAATTCTTATCTGAAAACAGATTCAATTTAGTAACAGTACTTTTACTATAACTTCCAAGATAATCAGTAAATAACAATTCACTAATTTTACTTGGATATAAAGTCTGATAAAAACTATCTATAGCTCTACCAGCAATAAATTTCTGAAATTTCTTATATCTTAAGTAATCTCTAATAATAGGTTGATTAATTAAATAGATATTTTCTTTTATAGGAACTCCAGCATGATTTAAATAAAACATTACAGGAGCAGCTTCATAAGTAGCATTTAACCAAAACACCCATGCACCTTTAGCTACATCCACATATCCATTTATAAACTGAGAAATAACCTCACTTATTTTATGTTCATTATTAGCATCTTTAATCTTAGCTAAACTAATATGAGATTTACCATCTACAATTACAGTATTATGTTTTAATCTTATTACTGGAACTTTCTTAGTTTTTACTCTACCATAAGCTGTTTTTTCCTCAATAAAATATTGTCTATTTAAGTAAACATTATGTTGCTTTAATAACTGCCCAAATGTATTATGAACAGCTGCAATACCTAATGTTGCTTTACCCACAAGATTGGCTTCAAATTGGTTTAATTGTTCAGGATAACCCAATACTTTTGAGAAATCCATCTTACGTGAGTAATGGAAAATAGAATTCATTTCTTCAGCAAGAGGCTCAAGAATACTATTAGAGTTAGGAGTTGTTAAAGATTCAAACATCTTTGGTAAACTCAATACTCTACTAGTAATACTTATCAATTGGTTTTGAAGTGCATACTTATCACTATTATGAAGATCATCATATAAATCTTCTATATCATCAGAAATTCTTTCTACAAAACTTCCAAATAACATAAAGTCAAATGCTTGATAAGCATCATTTGGAGTATAATTAAGTATTTCACTTCTTATGAATTCTTTTAATCCATCTACTTTTTCTTTATAAGAAAGACCATATCCTTCTTGTTCTTCAAGAAAATGATTAATACTATCTCTGAATACTTTTCTACCTTTAGATTCATCTATTGGCATATTTATATATTCAAACAACTCATTGTAAATATCAGTTATTTTTGTTTTTATTTTAGTCTTTTCTTCTTCAGTAAGAATTTTATGTAATTCTCCATTCTTTTTAAAGTTAGGAGTATACATACTTAATTTATCAATATCGAAGTCAGATCCTGCAATAGCTGTAATCTCAGTAGGCAATACAATTAGACTACCAGTTTCTTCTGGTAAAAATTCTTGAACTATTCCATTTACCATAGAGTTAGCTCCTTGTACAGGAATACGCACACCTACTATAGTAAGTTTATCTTCATTTGCTTGAACAAATTCTTCATTCTTTAATAAACTATTAAGTTTATCCAATGTAGAAATCTTCTCACCTTTCCATACTAAATTTAATAAAGGTTTAAACTTACCAATAGATACTTTAACTTGCATCTTAGTAATATATTCTCTACCATCTTTTTCTTTCTTTTCATAGATCTTCAAAGTGTTATCAGTATCCCATCCAGTAAAAGCTGTCTGAATATAATTATCACCATTGACTTTATACTTAACTAAACGATTATTAACAATACTCAAAAGTATTTTATTAATTTGTTGTCTTGACAAACTACTATCCAAACTGAACTCTAATTCATTTCTACTATTCAATACTAAGAAATCTCTCATATTATCAGGAAGATCTCTTAATGCAAATTCTTTTTGAAGAATAGAAGCTATACCTGAGTAATCTTGAAGTTTAAAATCATTACCTTCTCTTTTAACTTTTAACTCTCTGAATAATCTATTTAATTCATTATGTATTAGTTTATTTCTTACTTCTCGATATTGGTTATTTAAATGTTCTATTTCAGGAGATAAAGCCTTACCATCCTCATATAAATCTATTGAGAATAATTTATTAAACTGAGTGGCATAAATAATATCTTTTTTTATTTTAGGTTCTATATAAACCTGTTCTTTCAAGTAAGTAAAGAATTTAGAGTTTATATTATAAGTTCCATCATTAAGAGTACGATTATTAATATCTCCTAAATAGAATTGATTAAAATGTCCATCTTTTACAATAGAAGATTTTTTACTTCCAGATTCAAACATAGCATAATCAATACCTTGCTTAACAAGATTATTATTAAATACTTCAAGTGGTTTACCTTTTACAGCACTTGGAAGAATAGGAACTAACGCAAATTTATCAAATGCATCTATTCTTACATATCTACCAAATACAGATTCACTGTTTGCAATAGGGCCAGAGTATTGAGCTTTAATAGGCACAAAGTAATACATTTCATCTTCTGAAAGTGTTTCGCCTAATATAGCTTTATGATAAGCTTTTTCAGCAACATCATTCCATTGTCCTATTAGAATCTTAAAATTACGATAAAAATCTAATGTGCATAATCCAAGAGCATCTCCCTCTGTTATTTCAGAATACTTATCCAATACAGTTGTTAAGATATTAGTTTTATCCTTTAAATCATTTGATTTTGAATTAATTAGCTCAGTAGCTTTAGCCACAGGCAAAGTTAATAATTCATCAGCAGTAAGATCTACATTAGCACTTTTTAAGATCTCATCAAGATAAGCTTTTGTATATTGACTTCTTAATACAACATCAGTAAATATAGCTGTATTATAAGTTCCATCTTCTTTTCTATCTGCTACTGTATAGCCTTTACCTTTAAGAATAGAAGCTTGTCCTCTACCTAAAGTATTAAGAAAAGTTTGCACATAGTTATTCATAAATGCAAAAGTACCAGTAGCACTATCTGCACTTAATCTTTTATGAACATCATTGGCTTTTTTAAAGTTAGCAAGATCTCCATTTAATAAAGACATCTGCTCTATATTGTAAATATAATTATTAGTAATAAAAGCATGTAAGAAATGTAAATAATTAACACCTACTTTACTTTCTATTATACCTAATTTAGAATTATAGAAGTTTCTAGTAATTCCTTCATTATCAATAGCTGGTATCTTTATAAGTCTTGCTCTTAATTCAGCTACTTGTCTATCAAAGAAACTTTCAAGATGAGGTTTAAGATCTACTGAATTAGCTATTGTAGTTGTATCAGTTCCAGACTTAATAGACTTATATAACTTATCTTTTGTATCTTGATCTAGTATATTGTCAAATATTCTAAACTGGCTTCCTAATTTATCATTAGTATTATACCATTTAATAGAGTTAGGATTAGTAGCTTCTATATCATAGTATTGTTTTATTTGATCTATTTCTCTTTTAAAGTATAATTCAAATATCTTTCTAGCAGCTACAGGAACTTTCTCTTCTGAAAACTTAGTAATAGCTACAGGTAAAAATGTTCCAGAAGAAATATACTTAGGAACTAGAGTTCCTTTAGCACTTCCTTTATCAGCATAACGCATATGTTCTACAATTCCATTTGTTACAAATGAATTGAAGTCGTATAAAATCTTATCAAATACACTTAAATCTGTAGTTTTAGAAGATCTAGTAATACCAGTTTCTTCTCTATATTTTAATCCACCTATTTCTTTAAGAGAAATCTTAACAGGATTTTTATAGTCATCAAGTCTTCTCTTACCAAAATTCTCACCATCCTCATCAAGAACAAACATTGAATTCAATATTAATGAATGTCTTATTCCTGGATTTTTAGCTTCATCCAAATAGTAATACTGTGGTAAACTAATAATAGATTGATAATCAGGATACTTTTCAGTATTATTAAGATCTGAGTATAATAAAGTAATCTTACTGTAATTCTGAGTTTGCCATACTAAATCTCCATTAGGATTAATAGCACTATCTTCAAAATACTCATTAGTAGCTTGAACTTCAAGATTTAATAATTTCTCAATATTAGCAGCTTCTCCCTTATGATCATAACTACTATTACCTACTTTATGATTTTTAAATCTACTACTTACTTGGTCAATAGGTTCAGTAATTTCAATACCCATCTTATCAAGATACAATAGATCTTTAAATATAAGATTTAGAATATCTTTTCCATATTTTACTTGTACTTTTTTAGCATCTATTGAATCTCTAAAATCTTTACTATCAAGAGTTATTTGTGAAAATTCAAAACCTATAGCTTTTAAAAATTCCAACCTTTTATCTGTATTAGAAGTTAACTCTACTATTTCATTACCATCTCTATCAGAAGTAATTTCAGCAAACTCTTTTACCAATTCTGGTATAACTAGTTTATTCTGATCTGTTTCAGTTTTAGATACAAATTTACTATCTTCTATATCTTTGAATATATCAGTAAAGATCTTCTTAACAGTTTTAGTAGCTTTATTAGAAGATTTAATATTTCTAAATGTCAAACCTTCATCACCTTTTTCTAGTATACCCTCATACATTTCTACAAGAGGTTTAGAAAAATCTATTATAAATTGCTGAACAAGAGTTACTTGTCTAAGATCTGTAGCTGGATTGGATATATCAGGAAGTCTTTTTAATAACTCTTTAAACTCTGGATATTTATCTCCAAGTTGATCTATCTTCTTATACATTTGCTCTACATCATACACACCTTGTAATTCTTTAGCAAGTCTATACCATGTAATATCAAAGCTAGCTAACTTAGTAAATCCAAATCTATCTTGTACAAGCTTTCCATTTATATATTTAGGAAGCGTTGCAATTAAATAAATAATCTCATTAGAAGCTTTTTCTATGGCAGAGTATCTGCCCTCTTCAGCAAAACTAACTATATTATCTCTATCAACAAGATCATCATCAGTGATTTCATCTGTATTTAAAGAAGAAATCTTATGTTTATTTTCCTGATCTTCATCTATCTTTTCACTTTCTACAAAGTCTGTAAGATCAAATTCTATCTTAATGTTTCTAAATAAGTAAGATTGATCACTATGTATTTGAGTTACAAATCTATCAAAGTTAGTATATAGAATATTAAGATCTTCATATTCTTCACTATCAGGAGTTAAAGTTGCTAATTTATTACCTATTTCAGTTTGAGTAAACTTATATAATCTAGAAAGGTTTCTATTAACAACATCTTGGTCTTTACTAAATAGAATATGCATCATACCCTTATTTTGAAGAGTCTGAGATATAATATTATCTATAACATTTACAAATTCATTTATTTGTCTACTACCTATAGTTTTAGCAAAAGCTTTACCATTCTTATTATAGAAAGCATCAAATGACTTATCCAAACTAGTAAACATTTGATTATCTATAGAAGGTTCATAATTATAAATATCACCTACATATAAACGTCTATAATATTCATCTAACGATACATTACCAGTTAACCATTCTTTTATAGCATTCCACATTTTTCCAAATATAGTTTGCTTAGCTACTTCTTTACCAAAAGAAATCTTACCTCCAGATTTAGCATATAATCTGAAATCTTCACCTAAAACTTCTTCAGCTTGTTTATCTGTTAATTCAGAAAATTTCTTTTCATATTTAACACCTTTAATATAAATTACAGGAGCATCTCCAGACTTTCTTCTAAGCTCATTATAGAGATTAGTTTTCTGTCTTTTAGTTAAAAACATTTGAGAAAATCCATGCCATGCTTCATGATAAATAGCAGTAGGATTGCTTGCATTATATAAGGTAATAGTCCAATCTTTAAAGTTAGCAAAACTCTTACTATTGACAATAGTAAGCATTTTCTTTAAACTTATAGATTGTCTTAAATGCTTAGTAGCATCACTATTCCACCAATCTTCAGCTGCTTTTTTCTCTTCAGCAGTAGCAGTATTGTCATATAAATTACTCATCTCTAATTCAAGACTATTAATATCTTGACTAGGAGTAACTTTTACAATACCAGTTAATTTATCTTCTTCTCCTATTAATTGAGCATCTGATATATCTAATTGTAAGTATTGTCCTGGAAAACTTTTTATTCCAGCATTTCTTAATTCAACAATACTTTTTTCTGGTTCAGCAAATACATCAAAGTTATTAAATACAAAATCCTTATAACTAGTATAAGTATCCCCATCTGCTATAAAGAATTTACCAGTAGTTGTACCACCTTCAAAACTTATAACATTAAAATTACCAACTTCTGGTGCTTTTATTAAGTTGAGTTTTTTCTGATCTCTTAACAACATACTGAATAAATCTTTACTATAAGACTTATCCATATACAAAACATATGTCTTAGTACCATCAGAATTTTCAATCTCACTTAATTTATTAAAATTAGGATCTAATTCTTTTACTCTATTAAAGTAGCGTTCACTAATTTTTATTAAAGAAGCTTTTTTATCTTTAGTAAGAGATATATCTAATCCTAAATCAGCAGTATGTTTATTAGACAAATAAATTAACTTACCTATATATTTATATCTTTCTTCCCATTCTTCAAGTCCAAGATCTTTTAAGGTAGCTAATGCATCTTTACTAATAGACTCATTAGGAAGTGACATATTTATAATAGCATTAATCCAACCAGTACGGTTTAGTTGAGGTCTTTTTAATAGCCACTTATTACCTTTACTATCCATTATATAAGCAGCACCTTGTTTTGTACTTTTTTCTTCTTTAGTTTGCTCTATATAAATAGATACATCAGACAATCCTGTTCTTTTTAGAAATGTAATAACATTAGGTCTACCAATAGTGAAATTGGTTTTAGCAATAACACCATCAGATAACTTCTTAATCTTGTAAATAACTGGTTTAGAAGCAGCTCTTATTTGTTTTAAAACATTAAGACTAGCTTCATATATTCCTCTATTCTGACCTTTATCTAATAAAGTCTTACCAGGTTTAAATCCAGTTTTGTCATTAGTTAAAATCTGATCAGGATCATATTGCCTTTCAGCTGTATGAATTTGAGGAATAGGATAATAAGCTACTCTTCCATTAGGATCAAGTTCACCATCATCACTAAATCTTAATATCTCACCTTTATCTGCAGAAACTAATATACTTTCTTTGTCTTCACCTATACCATTTTGTTTCCAATAGTTTATTCTTTCAAGTTCAAATTGTTCAATAAGAGCATCTTGATATAACTCAATATCTTCTTTAGTTTTGATAGTTAAAGCAGGAAACATTCTTTTTAATAAATCTTCAGTAGATAATATTAACAAAGAATATCCATGTTTATCTAAATTCTCAAAACTTACATTACCTGTTTCTTCTAACTTTTTAGATAACACAGCTAATACATTAAGTCTTGTTCTTAATGAAGGATCATTAATATTTTCAGTAGTTGGATTAATACCAACAGTACGTGTTACTTCTAATGAAGTATTAGGATCAAGTTCATTTTGTCTTCTCTCTTTATTTAAAGAAGCTAATTCAGTAAGACCTCTTGGACTATCATACTCATCATCAAAACCACCATCATTAGTAGTAGTTTTAACAATATGTTCTCCTTCTTCATATTTAGGAACTACTGTAGCAGTTCTTTCAAGATCTTTTATTTCTTCCTCTACATAACTAATACCATCTAGAATTTGTTGTTTTTCTTCTTCTTTAGCAGTAGTTAATTGCTGTTTTAAAATTTGCAATTCTTTGTTTAAAGATTCTAATGTAGACACAGGAGCAGCTACAGCTTCTACTGGTTTTAATCTTCCAAGTAAATCTTCTTTAGATATAGTAGTAGTTTCTGTACCACCTTGAATTTGATTCTCAAGTGTTATATTATCATCTTGAACTGATTTAATAGTCCAACTTTTTCCTTGATAACTTACAGGATCTCCTTCTTTAAGTAAATTAAGGGCTGCTAGTTTATCCTCCTTTACAATCTCATCATTGACTGTTTGATTGTAATCCAATAGTTTATTAATTAAAGCACCTTCTTTTTCATCTGTATAAGTAGATAAAGCAGCAAGTTCATTAATCTTCATACTAATATAAGCATCCTTAGCTTTTGCAGGAAGATGGCTTATTTTCTCTACAATAGACTCAAATGTTTCTTCTGTAGGTTTTGGCTTTGTTTCTTCAGTAAATTGAGAAAGTCTAGTGTTTAGTTTACCAATAGTTTTAGTAATCTTATCCTGTAATTCTGGACTAGTTTCTTTTTCTAATTGTCTTGTTAATTTAGTAACAATATTACTTACTTCTGTTTTTGTTTCAAGACCATTAATATATTTATTAGTATAAGTAGCATCAAACAATTTAGATTCAGTAGACACTCTTAATTTTTCTCTTCTTTCCTCAGGACTGCTTACATAATTATCTATAGCATCTATAAGATTTTGTTTATGATTAAATACAGCTTCAACATCTTGTACTAATTTAGAAGCTTCTTTTTCATTTCTTGGTATTACTAAGGATAATTCATTTTCTCTAAGAGTAGCTATAAATAACTCATTCTTCATAGCATTCTTTTCAAGAACACTAAGTTTACTATCATCTATTTTAGTATTAGTAGTAGTATTAGAATTATATAAACCAACTAAATGATCTATTTGAGCAGATCTTCTATTAGCTTCTTCTTGAGTAATAGTACCATCAGCTAATTGCCCTTTAATTGTATTTCTATATATCTCAGGACTGCTTCCAACTAAATATTTAGACTGATCAATAGTATAATTATTAACAGCATTAAACTCTCTTACTTTAGTAACACCACCTGTTACACCTTGAAAAGCCATAGTTGCAGCAGTTTGTACAAAAGTATTGATTAAAGATTCTACAGTAAGTGGATCTGATTCATAACCTGCTTTATAAGTTTCAGCTACTTTATCAGACATCTTATCCCATACATCTCCTAAATCTTCTTCTAATCCTTCCTCAGTAGTTACTACTAAACTTCCTTTAGCAAATTGTTTTAATCTGGTTTTAGCCAATGGGTTAAATATAAAATTATATCCAGCATCAGTTAATTTTGTTCCTATTTGTTTCTCAACACCATTAACAACAGCATTTTTAAATGCTTCTTCTTGAGTTATTTTAGCTAATTGTTTTGGAGCTATTTCACCCTTTAAGAATTTAGGAATCATAAGCTCATTTAGAAACATAGCTTCAGTCCAACCTTGCCCTACAGCTCTTAAAACACCTATTTTAAAAGCTTGGTCAAAAGTTAAACCTTTATACTTCATTTCATTATTAATCATCTCAGGACTATACATTAACACTGAAGGTGCTACATATCCTAATCCTGTAGTCTTAATATAATCAACTCCTTTTATCCCTGCTCTTTGTAATGCAGGAATAGTAGCAACAAATTCAGATTCTAATACAGTTTTAGCAATAGCTCTATCTATAGCTTTCTTACCTACTAACTTAGCTGCTTGTCCACTAAAACCTAATATAGTAGATTCACCTGCTGTTTTAACAGTTTGAAACCATAAAGCAGAAAGATCAGCATCAAAATTAAAATGTCCATCTTTATCAAATACTTGTACTGCTGGAATTTCACCTATATCAGTATATTTACCGTTATAAAGTTTCTGATAAGATTGAAAGAATTGTCTTTCTGAAAAAATCTTTTCAGCTGCAACTTCATTATCAGATAATTTAGCAGCTCCTAAGTGAGCAAACTGTGTAAGTCTACCTGCAAGTTTTGTAGTAAATTCCTGAGCACCTGCTACAGTAGTTTCAGTAAAAGGACTTTCATTTCTTAAATAATTAAGAAGTTCTTGATTATCTTTATATCCCTTATAATTCTTTGTATTCTTTTTAAGAATATCAAAAAATCTATTCTTAACATCTTCTTTAGTTTTTATATTATCTCTAAAAACACTAATAGCTAAAGATAATTCATCCATGAATTTTTCACCTTCTGGAGATAATACTTTACCATCACTCTTTAACTTATTAAGAGCCTCAACAGAAAAATTAACATCATAACCTTTTTGTAATTCTTCTAATTTAGTTTTATCTTCATTAATAGTATTAGATAAAGCTTGAATCTCTGGCATCATACCATTATAAAGATTCTCTTCATTAGATACATCTGAATATCCAAAAAGACCAAACTTTTGCTCAGAAGTTTTTGTAGCTAACTGTTTAGCTTTAATCTTTGCAGGGTTATCTATATTAGTAGAAGTAATACCTATATTTTTATATCTATCTATAATTTGTTGATCAGAAGCATCTTTAAATGTAGTAAGAAACTGAGTGCTATTTTCTATATCTTCTAATGACTTAGCATCTGCTGGATTATATAATTTAGAAGCAGAAATAGCTTTTTGATTACCTAATAAAGAAGATTGTAAATAACTATCTGCATAGATATTTTTTAATTCTTGTTCAGTTTTCTTTATATCTGCTAACTTAGAATCTCTTTCATCTTGAAGTTCTCTAATAGCTTTTTCTTCAGAAGTTTGTGCTCCTAAAGTATTTTGAATAAATTTGGCAATTCCCCAACTATCGTTTGTAATTGGGGTTTCACCATATTTCAAAGCATAATCATTTATCTTTTGTTCTATAACTC